GCTTGGCCTACTTCTTGGTGGCCTTGCGGCTGCGCTTCGCAGCCTTGGGCTCGCTGCCGAGAAGCAGCTTCACCAGCTGAGCCTTGGTCTGGCGGTTAGTGATCGCCAGGCCGTTGGCCTTCGCCAGCTCGCGCAGGGCGCTGATGTCCTTGTGGATCAGCTTCTGCTCGGTGGCGCTCAGGATGGCCTGCTCGCGCACGCTGCGCCCCTCGTGGTCCTTGGGGATCTCCGTGCCTGGGCGCTGAAGCCCATCCACGTACAGCTCGCGCTCGTTCAGGTACCACCGACCACCGTGGCCGATGCGCTTGCCCTGGGAGAGCTTGCCACTGGCCTCCTTGTAGAGGCTGCGCACCTGGCTCTCCGGGCAGTCCATCAGGATGCTGATCTGGCCCCAGCTGACCTGCACCAGATCGCGCCACACGATGGCCCACTCGCCCGTGCGGGGCGAACTACCGACGTGCTCGGCCAGGCCACCCTGCGCTTCCGGCACCTGCCGCCAGAACGCCAGCTCGAACTGGCTGTGGCTCAGGTTGCCATGGCTGGTGACCAGAACATCCTTGGACGACTCGCCGCCGAGCTTGCGCTCGATGGCTTCGGCGATGGCTTCTTCGAAGCCTGGGTCTGTCTGCTTCATGATTTGGCCCCTCCTTGGAGCCGTGTTCCGGGCAAGGTGCCCGAATCAGTTCGCCCGGCTAACGGGCTTGCCCGTTAGCTTACTACGGGGCGCCCGGCGGAAGGCCGTAGAATTTCACGTTAGTTACTAGAATAAACAGATATTTAGTAGGGCGGCAGCCGACTCTCACCCTTTCCTCCCTTTCTCCCTTCTCTCCGCTAAGAGAAGATGACGAATAGCATCCCTCTGATGAGCTGAACGCTTATCCCACAACCCTAGAGCTCGCAAACGCTTATCCGTGAACGTCGATTTAGCAAGAGCAGCGTTCTGTCCCAGTGATACCAACCTGCCGAAAGCGCCATACAGCGCCCCGATAACAACTAGAGGCGTCGAACCATCCCTACTCAACACACTTCGAGGCACTAGAACAAAATCTTCCACATACAATCTCGCCCCACTCCAGCCACCAGCCCCCGACTCCTCTACCACCCTACGCACTGTAGCTACCACATCCGCCACACGCGACCAATCCAACCCCACTTCCACATCCACCGACACAACCCTTCCACTCCTATCCCGCCACGCCACACCCGTCGTTCCCCCAGGATCCACACCCACAAGAAACACAAGAACCACCTCCAAATACATAGGAATCACGTCTATACTATGCACCGTTTATACTCATACTCACGAGATGCAGCTAGCTAACTTTACTGGGTCTATGCTCTCGTTAGGTTAGTTAGTTCTAAGTAGTATTATACTAGATTTACTATGCTCTCGTTAGTACAACACCACTAAACCTAGCTAGCTGCATCTCCAAATAGCCACTTGCCTCAACCCATAGCGTAGTATAACCTAGCCCCATGACAGCACGACAGCCACAACAGCAACTCAACCCAGATAACAACCCGTTGGGCTACTACTGCCCCACCTGCCTCAAGCCCGTACAACAACCAACCGTCTGGCATCCTGAGTGTAGACCAGCCAAGAACGACCCCGCTCGCTACCTCCGTATCTGCCCTGGCTGCCTCCAGGTCAAGACTCTCGAGTACCGTCCCGGCCGCAGAGGCAACAACAGCCCCTTCCACGACCAACACTGCAAGAAACAGTACGCCATGTACATGAACACATTCGGCGACCATTGTTACCTCTGCCACTCGGGCCGCAAGATCCATACATGTTGCTGGTGCGGCCGGAAGGTATGCGTCAGCATCAAGTGCAAACACTGGAAACAGCACTGCTACCCAACGCCAGAATGGGTCAGCCACGTACAGCGCACGATAGATATCTACAAGGAAGATCTACCAGTGACCATAGAGGATGTCACCTACTGGAAGAACATTCTGAGGCAAGGACTCCTACGCATGGCCATTATCAAGGCTCAACACAAGGTCCGCTACCCTAAGACTCACTATGCCACGCAAGAAGAGCTCATCGAGGATCTCATCGACCTCACCCCACGCCAACCCAAGCCCAAGCCCAAGCGAGCCCCGAAGCCCAAACGGAACCCGCTCGTCAAGACGCCGGAAGAACGAGCCCGCCAACGAAGATACAACGAACGCCAGCCAACCGGAGAAACTAACCCCGACTCGCCGCACAAAGGCCAAGGGGGAAAGTCTCAAGGGGTATCCAAGAGGGTACGTAGATCCCGTACCGACAACCCCTGAGAACAGGAAGCGCCAGGATACTGAGATCTGCGGTGCACGTCGCACCGGCAAGAGCTCCTCTGGCCCAGGTATCTGCTGTATGCCGGCAGGGTGGGGCACAGATCACCTGGGCCAGGGAGCGTGCAAGCTGCACGGCGGCAACACCAAAGGCCACAGCGCCAAGAACCTACGGCAAACCCTGAACGAGGAGCTCTCCCTACTCCACAACTTCGAACCAACCCTAGGCCGCCCTAAGAAGATCGATCCGCACACCGCCGTACTGCAGGAGATCCACCGCACCGCAGGCCACATTGAATGGCTACTGCAACGCATACAAGAGTTAGGCATAGATCCAGAGACGCCGGAAGGAACCCTCAACAAATCCATAGGTGAGAACCGAGTACTGCACCAGTGGACCAACCTGGGAATCAAGCCCTCCGTCTGGATCGACATGTACCAGCACGAGCGCACCCACCTACTCCAAGCCTGCAAGGCAGCCGTGGCCATGGGCGTAGCAGAGCGCCAGATCAGCCTAGCGGAAGGCCAGGGCAAGATGATCGCCGCCGTTCTGCTCGCGTTCATCAAGGACCGCAGCCTAGCCCTGACACCGGAACAACGGGCACTAGCGCCAGAGCTCGCACGCAAGTACCTCACCGAGGTCCCCGCCCAGCAAGGCTATGCGCTGCCACTAGAAACACAGGCCACCGAAGCCACCACCACCTGAGCTATACTCCGCCCGCATGAAGCTCCAGCCCTTACAGCTCTACCAAGGGGACGACTTCAGCCTGGCCATCACCTTGCCGGAATACACGGACTTGAACGGGTACACGGCGCAGGCACAGATCCGTACAGGATTCGCAGACGACGCCCCTGGACCGCCAGCCGCCACCCTAGTTCCGACCATAACTCCCAACGCACCCACCATCACCATAACACTGCCTAGCTTCATGTCCAAACATCTGGCTGGTAGTTACAAGTGGGATCTGCAGCTGATCAGCCCCACTGGTTTGATCACCACCGTCGTGTACGGACCCGTCAAAGTTCTCCAGGAAGTGACACGATGACCGCTATCGGTGCCATGCCCAGTCAAGTCGATCTCACCCTGTACGCCGGAGACGACTTCACCTTCACACTGACGTGCAGTGGTCCCGCCATCACGGGCCAGACCGCCACAGCTCAGATTCGCGCCACTGCCGCCAACAGTTCCGTACTGGGAGCCATGACCACGTCCATCACAGCTCCCAACATCGTGAACCTCACCATTCCCCACACCGTCTCTTCCAGCTTACCAGCCACGGCAGTATGGGATTGCCAGCTGACGGACGGTTCTGGCAACATCACCACCATCGCCTCTGGTTCCGTAACCACCACACCGGATGTGACACGCCCATGAACATCGACGTCAACGGCCCCACTCGCCCCAACGCCGCCGCCGCCGGACCCACCACACAGAACGCCGCCGCCACTTTCGCCGCCGTCGCCACCGCCACCACCGTAGGTGTCACCGGCCCTCCCGGCATTGGAGTTCCCCCGGGAGGCGCTCCCAGCCAGGCCCTCCTGAAGAACTCAGCCACCGACTACGACACCACCTGGGGCACGGTCACGGGTGGCAGTGGTGGTGGCGGACCGGCCTACAACTATCGCTGGAGCACAGGTACCACCGTGGCCGACCCCGGTAGCGGCAAGCTCTCCCTGAACAACGCCACTCTAACCGCCGCCACCACCCTGAGCATCAGCGTGTACGACCAGAGCGGTGGCGTGGTACGACTGGACACCTTGAACGTAGGCGACACGTTCATCCTGTACGTCACCGGCAACCTGAACGCTCTGGTCAAGTACACCATCAGCGCCACCCCCACCAACAACGCCAACACCTGGTTCAGCATACCCGTCACCTGGGTGAGCACAGGTAGCGCAGGCTTCACCCCCACTAACAACGCCTCCCTCCAGGCCCAAAGTCTGGTCGCTAGCCACGGCCTGCCTCCTGGCGGCGCTACTCAGACCGTTCTAGTAAAGAACACAGCTGCCAACTACGATGCCGGCTGGAGCCTACTAGGTTCTGCTGCCTGGCAGGCGCAGAGCGACTTCATCTGGAGCTATGGTGGTGGTTGGGAAGTGGCAGTCGACAACGGCACCGTCAGCACTGGCACCTTCGGCCTAGCTCCTAGCCAGGGCAACGTGCAACGCTACACCCTAGGCGGGAACGTAACCTTCAACCCCAGCCTCACCGGCACCTGGACAGGAACCTGCCGTCGCTTCCGCCTATTCCTCAAGCAGGACGGCGTAGGCAGCCGCACCGTCACCTGGACCAATGTCACCTGGGCCGGTAGCGCTCCTATACTGGCCACCGCTCCCAACGCCGTAGACGTAGTGACCCTATTAGCCCTGGACGACGGCACCACCTGGTACGGCTATCAGGAAGACATAGATCTCACCAACTACCTCACCGCTGCTGGCAAGGCGGGCGCTCAAACCTACACCATGAGCACCAACAACATCGGCAACCTGACAGGAAGTAACGTCGGCACTACTGCCGCTGCCTTGAACATACGGGCTGACACTTCCAATACAACTGGAGCTTCTGGATCTCATCTCGGCAACATCTACACTGTTGCCCCCGTTCACATGATGGAGACCAACGTTGCCGCCAGTGCCAACGAAACACTGACGGCCGATCCCGGTGCCATGATCCAGGCTCGAGGCACCAAGACGCTCAACTTCGCCAACTCCGCCTATGCCGGGGGTCAGGGCATCTACTGCTGGCGAGGAGCGCTGGCCTTTCAGCAGAACTCCATCGCCCTAGCCTCCTATGGCTTCAAGAGCGCCGCCACTTACAAGAACAACCCCGGCACTGCCGGTATAACCATCGGCAACATCGCTGCCTTCGACGCTCGGGACACCTGGCAGGCGGACGGTGCCGCTGTGACCGTCAACGCCACCAATCACTACTTCAGTGACATGGCCTTCAGCACCATCAACACTGGCACGCTGACCGCCATCACCGACTTTGTCAACTACGAGGCGGCGCTCCACATCAACGACGCCGGTGTATCTATGACGGGTGGTTACGCCAGCTTCAGTGCGTTCACGCCAGTCGTCACCGGTGCCGGTGCCATCAACCAGTTCTCAGGCTTCCGCATCCTGAGCGGCACGACCAACGCCGTCACCGTCGTCGGCCTGGAGTTCGGGGCTTCCACCGGAGGAGCCGGTACCACCAGCCAGTACGGAATCAGGCTCAACGGCTTCACCGCAGGCGCAGCCACTACAACTCAAACTGGCTTACAAGTGAACGCCATCACCGGAGGCCAGACCAACGTCGGCGTCAACATCGCCGCCCCTAGCGGTGGCAGCGTTGCCAACCTTGGCATTCAGTCAGCGGGTACAATGCAGGCCACTGGCGCCGCCAGCGTTCTAGTAGCTGGTACCGGTGGGATCGGGTTCACCACAGGTGCAGGAGGCGCTGTCACTCAGGCGACATCTCGTACCACTGGCGTCACACTGAACAAGGCGACAGGGGCCATCACATTGTTCAGCGCTGCCGGTAGCGCCACCTGGGCCGCCTTCACCCTGACCAATTCTACCATCGGCGCCAACGACATCATAGACGTGCACCAGAAATCAGGCGCCAACGCCTACAGCGCCGTCGTCACCAACGTGGCCGCTGGCAGTTGCGTCATCAATATCAGTGCATTCACTGGTACCGCTACGGAAGCACCCGTATTCAGCTTCGCCGTCACAAAGGGAGCAATCGTATGACAGACAAACAACTGCTGAAGCGAGTGAAGGAACTCAATGATCTGATGATGGATCAACCCATCGACCCGGTGAAGCTCCACGAGTACGACTACGAGTTCCACTCGCTCACGCAGGAGATGGAGGACCGAGGACTGACAATGCAGGACCTACCCGCATGAACCCGGAACAGCTTGCGGCTCTGCTGATCATCATTGCAGACCAACGCATCGAGATAGAGAGCCTGCGCCACATGTTGCGAGAACAACAACAGTCCAGCGACAACGGCCAGGCTCCAGCCACCAAAGAACCAGCGCCAGCCCCATGAGCTTCGCCGAGGTACGCAGCCCTTGGGCCATAGCGGCCGACATGATCGACCCGCCAGAGCGTACATTCAAGCGGCTGCCCCACCAGTACCCGCCACCGGGAGACTGGATGTTCTGGTTCCTATTCGGAGGGAGAGGTTGTGGCAAGACCGCTGCTGCCGCCGCAGAGTTCTACGACCATGCCTTTGGTCCACCCTGTGTTCCTGGGGTTCCAGGTGGCCACTGGATGTCAATCATTGCCCCAACTCTGGGTGACGGTGTCACTAGCTGTGCCAACGGTCCTTCCGGCTTGCGAGTTCACGACCCTGGTATGAAGGTAAGCGTCACCCCAGGAGGAACCATCGTCAAGCTTAGTAACGGAGTAGAGGCGAAGATCTTCGGGGCTCATACTCCGGAAGATGTTGAACGCCTACGTTCCGGTGGTAACCGCTGCTTTGCCTGGTGTGAGGAGATGGCTGCCTGGCGCTACATGGATGAAGCCTGGCAGCACATGCGCTACGGCCTACGCATCGGGCCTGAACCACGAGCCATAGCCAGTACCACTCCCAAGGCTCGCAGGTTGATTCGGGACATCATCAAATGGTGCAGGGATCCGGCCAACAAACAGTACGCCATGACCCACGCCACCACAGACGACAATCCTCATCTGCAGGAACACATCCGTAGTATGCTGTTCGAGGACTACGGTGGCACCCGCCTTGGTCGGCAAGAGCTCTACGGCGAAGTGCTGGAGGACGTAGAAGGTGCCCTCTGGGAAGAGCAGATGGTAGAGCCATACCGCATCATCCCCCGGCTACAGCCAGAGCACTACGACACGGTAGTGGTGGGGGTAGACCCATCCCTCACGGAAGCAGGAGACGAATGCGGCATCGTGGTGGGTGGCAAGGTGAACCACTACTGGATGCCGGACAAGATGGAGTTCGACACCATGCCCCACGGCTTTGTGCTGGCCGACTACTCCCGCCAGGCTCATCCGGCAGAATGGGCCAAGACCGTGATCAAGACCTACTACGATCACGAGGCCAACTACGTGGTGGCAGAGCAGAACAATGGCGGCGAGCTCGTCAAGGTCAACATCCACGCCTTAGATCCTGCCATCCCTGTGAAGCTGGTGCACGCCAGCAGGGGAAAGTCTAAGCGGGCGGAGCCCATCGCCACCAAGTATGAACAAGGCCGAGTGCACCACATCGGCACCCACGGCCACCTAGAGGACGAGATGTACACCTGGGACGCCTATGATGAGGATCCCAGCTGGTCACCAAACCGCATGGATGCCATGGTCTGGGCCATGACCGAACTACTGCTCGGATTGCCAGCGAGTTTCCAGACTTCTTACAGAGACCATCGCCTCCGTGGGCGAAGGTGATACCGTTGGAGCCCGTATGACCTTGTTCGAGATTTCCGAGGATTTCCGAGACCCTCGCCATCACATCATCGACGCCTGGTCCTTTCTCGACTACAAGCCGAACTTCGCCTATGGCCTACGCAGCCGCACCTCCCAGCGCACGTTGGCCCCTACTTGGATCGGCGATCACTTTCGACGTCTGATGGCCTACAAGCTGCTGGAGGATTTCTGCCGCAACAGCGCCCGCTACTGGCTGAACGAGAACGATCCGGAGGTCATCGACACTCGGCGGGAATACGGTGACCCCAACGTCATCGTGGAACAGTTCCTCAGCAGCCTGCTGGGAGACGACCAATCCATCATCGTGCCGGACGCCATCGGTACCACTCCCACCAACGCTGGCAGTCAGAAGCTACTTCAAAGTCTACTAGATTGGGCCGACAAGGAGCAGCTGGACGTCAAGGTGGTGGAATGCGAGCGCAACGCCATCAAGCTAGGGGACGGCGTGTACGTGCTTGGTTGGAACGAAGAGCTGCAGCGCCCACGGCTACAGGTATGGGATCCAGGCTTCTTCTTCCCCGTCTGGGATGATAGCCGCCCGGAGCAGGAGTTCCCCAACAAGGTTCACATCGCCTACGAGTTCGAGGCAGACCTAGATCTAGACGTCGCCAAGGACAAGGAGAAGTACGTTCGCCGCATCACCTGGGAACTGGTACCGTTGAGTAGCGACGGCACTCCCGCTGGTGACCCCGGCACGCAGGCGCTGCCCTGGGACGACTCCGCCAAGGTGACCTGTATTCTGACGGACGCTACCTGGCGCATCGATGATCTCAAGAACACCATAGACGATCTCACGTGGCCCAATGCCTGGCGCATCGACCACGATCACGAGGACCTAAAGATCGACTTCATCCCCGTGATTCACATCACCAACACCATCGCCGGAGCGGAACACTTTGGTACCTCTTCCTTAGCCCCAGTGATGCAGTTGTTGGAAGACATTGTCAGTACCGACACCGATACCCAAGCCGCCAGCGCTACCACCGGCAGCCCTCCCATAGTTCTCAGCGGCGTGGGCGCCCCTACTGATTCCTCTGGACGGCTTCAATCCTACGGGCCAGGCACGGTTCTCCAATCTGGTGACGGGTCCGCCACCATTCTGGATACGAGCCACAGCCTGGATGCGCTCATGAAGCTGAGTGACTCGCTGTTATCTCGGCTTTCCGTAAACGGGCGCATACCCGAGGCGCTGTTGGGGCGTGTCAAGCCGAGCGAGGTCCCTAGCGGAATCGCACTTACGCTCAGCTTCACGCCTCACAGCGGCGCCATCAAACAGATGCGTATGGTGCGCCGCCGCAAGTATTCCCTACTACTGAAGTTCGTAGCTCGATTCATGAGTCTCAAGACCAGTGCCGCCACCGTCACCAGCGAGATTCAATACCACTTCGGCAGTTTCCTGCCAGCCGACAAGCAGGAGACCCAGACCCTAGTGGTGCAACTACTCAGCACCAAGCCACCCGCCATTAGTCTGGAAACCGCTATCCGCATGTTGATGGAGGCGGGCTACCCTATCGAGGATGCCGCTGCCGAGATCAAGCTCATCCACAACAATGATTTCGAGAGTGCGCAAGCCCTGGCAGACGCCACAGGCGACCAGGACGCCGTGCGGCGCAGGCTTGGATTGGGTGGGCCCCCGCCGATCCCTCCGGCGATCAACCCCCTTGGTCCGCCCAATCCAACGCCTGGACCCGCAGCCGCTCCGCCACGACCTCCCACTCCTCCGGGAGGAACTCCAAGTCCGCCCCAACTCCCTCCGTCCCCGGCGGCGTGATACCCTTCGGACGACCGCTAGGACGGAATAGGAGCTAACGATGCCAGACGACGACGAAGAAACCAAGCCTGATCCCAAGGAGAAGCTGTACACGGAGAAGGAACTGCAAGACCGGCTCAACCGTGTAGGCTCCCAGGAGAAGAAGGACGGCAAGCGTGTCCGGGAAGCAGAGATCTTGGAAGAACTCGGCGTCGTAGATCTCAAGGAGCTGAAGGATCTGGTCACTCGCTCCAAGGAGGAAGAGGACCGAGCCAAGACCGAGATCCAGAAGGCGCAAGAAGCTGCCGACCGTGCCAAGGCGGAGGCAGCACAAGAACGTAAGGCAGCTAGCCAGGAACGCTTCGACGCTATGGTGGAGCGTGCGTTGTTGGCGGGTGGGCTAGCCTTCCCCGAAGATGCAGAAGAAACCGAGAAAGTGAAGATTCTCAACCGTGCCCGCCGTAGTCTTGACCTTACCATGGACGACGGCGAGCCGGATCAATCTACCATCGCCAAGGCGGTGGAGGATTTGAAGACGGATGTGCCCTCCTTCTTCAAGGCAGAGAAGAAGCAACCGGATCCGAAACCAGTACACGGCGATCCGGGCGGACCCCCTGCCAAGATCCCTCAGAGTGATGCTGCCGCTCAAGCGCAAGAGCAGCTACACCGGCTTCATCCGGAACTAGCACGCAAGACACCGACAGGTTCATAGCCCCAAAGGAGAGTTCTTATGGGCTTCGACGTTGCGGTGCAGACGTTTCCGTTTCTCGGGAATGAAGACCGGCGCTGGCTCGGCACCCGCCTGGGTACCAATCAGAATCGGTCCATCACCCTGGATCCGTCACTCTTCACCGCCAACCACTTGATCAACGGAGCGCTGCCCAGCGGCACCGTGCTCGGGCTCACCACCGCCACAGGGTTCTACGGACCCTACGACGATGCAGCCACGGGCACAGGCCGAGAAACGGCGGCAGGGTTCCTCTTCAACACCACCAGGCTCGGCAACGGAACGGGACTGGATCTAGCCACAGCCGCCAAGGTGGGGGCTCCGCTGTACTGGGGTCCTGGCATCATCAAGCAGTCGTTCCTGCCTGCACCGGCAGCCACGACCGGCAAGATCGATGCCGCCGCCAGGACGGACTTGATCCACTTCATCCGCTTCGAGACCTAGGAGATCGAACACATGGCCAACATTCTGTACGATCTCATCATCCCCAAGGTGTTGATCAACTACGTTCGTGCCTTCGACAACGAGGTTCTGCGGCCCCAGGCGCAGTGGAACCTCGATACGTGGCTGCCGAACGTACTGACCGACGACCTGGACTTCCGTATCCGGAAGGGTACGTTCCAAGACGTGGACATTGCCGAGTACCGGGCGTGGGATACACCGGCTCGTATGACGGGTCGGCCGGGTGTCAGCATCATCCAGGGTTCTCTGGGCCCGGTCAGCCGTCAGATTCCTCTGGGAGAAGAGGAATACCTGCGGAGCAAGACCCTCATGTCCGGCAACAACGATCCGATCATCCAGGCCATCTACCAAGACTCGGAGCGCATGATGCGTGCGGTTCAGGGTCGTATCGAGATGGCCAGGGGAGACCTGATCGACGACGGCAAGGTCCAGATCGCCGAGAACGGACTCACTCTCACGGCAGACTTCGGTCGTCAGTCGCTCATGCGCAAGACGGCAGGAACCTTGTGGACCACCACCGCCACGGCCACACCCCTCAGCGATCTGCTCAGCTGGCAGATGGACTACCTCACCGTCAACGGAATGGTGCCCGCCACCATGTTGATTCCGTTGGTGCGGATCAGTTCCCTTGCGCTGAACGTGGAAATGCGGAACTACGCCGCTGCCAACGGCACCGTTCCTCAGCGCCTCAATCGAGCTGCTATCAACGACGTCTTCGCCAACGAAGGACTGCCGTTGCTCCAGATCTTCGATGAGCAAGTGCGCAAGGACGGCGCTGTGACTCGTGTGCTCGCAGTGAACAAGGTGTTCCTGATGCCGCCTCCGAGCGAGCCGTTGGGCGCCACGTTCTACGGCGTCACGGCAGAAGCACAACTCCTGCAATCCAAGGGATACATCGACGCCACAGAAGCACCGGGCGTCGTCGCCGTGGTCACCCACACGGAACATCCCGTCCAGACGTACACCGTCGGCACGGCCATCGCCCTCCCAGCGATGCCGAACCCCGACCTCGTGCTCGACGCCGTCGTGGCGTAGGGAGGAGAACTAATGCCGATTGTCAAGCTCGGCACATCCATCAACATCATCGACCCGGAAACGGGCGAGTTCCACGTGTACAACGAGGGGGAAACGGTTCCAGACGAACATGCTGCCCTCGTCACTCACGACCTCGCCTGGATCAGCGAAGAAGACGTAGAGTCCATGGAGGATCTGTTGCGGGTAGCTCGCATCAGCAACTCAGCTCTAACACCGGAGAACGATCCGGACAACGTCTTCGGGCCGGAAGTGGTGGAGGAGCAGGACTGGGAGGACATGACCGTCCCAGAACTGCGACAGCATGCCGCCACTCAGAACATCGACCTCGGTGATGCCACCAAGAAGCAGGACATCATCGACGCCATCACGGCTCAGCAAGAGGCAGGTTCGTAGCATGCCCCTGACGTCGGACCAACTCACCCTAGCACGGAGCTGGATTGGCACCACAGAGGAGGACGACGTCTTCAGCGAGCGGTACGACCGGCTGGGTGCGCTGTACGGATTAGACACCCGTACTCTCGACAGAGCGATTGAAGAATCGTTGCGTGCCCAGCTGGCCGTGCTAACCTTAGATCAGCCCACAAGCATCACCGTGGGAGATCTGTCTCTCAGTTTCGGACAGAACCTGATAGCACTACAGCAGACATTGAAGGAATTCCTCGCCAAGGGCGGGACCGTAGGTGACGCCGCCACAGCGGGCACTGGCGGATTCAAGGTAGCGAAGATCGTACGTACTGACCCGGTGCGGTAATGCCCGGAAGTACGGCAGACGACTTCATCAGCTTCTACACAGGCCGTATCCGAGGCAGCGGTGCTGCCGCTAGGGAAGACGCTCTGGAGATGCGGTTCCGCTACCGACGGTTCCTGACGAGCGCTCGGATGCGCAATGACTTCGACCGGCGTCAGCTCAGCTTCCTGCGAGACCAGCACAACCTAGCCTCTAGTTTCTTCAAGGATGACATCCGAGAGGCGTACCGGGCTGGCGCTATGTTCGGCACAGGAGAGGACACCTATAAGCTCACTGCCGTAGATCGCAAGAACATCAGTCGTTACCGCCAAGAAGGCAAGGACCAGATAGACAACAACTTCAAGAATGCCTACCGCAATCAGCTCTCCCAGAAGCTAGAGCGCAGGGACATTCTTGGCAGCCCGTATGCCCAACCAGGAGAGATGCGAGTCCACTTCACCAACTACCGGAACAGTGGGCTGCGTACTGGTGACGGCAGGACTTGGAATCACGACACCTACAACGAACTGGTTCTGCACACCAAGAGCACTCAAGCCTTCAACCGGGGCACCATCGAGGCTACTGCACGGCAGGGTGTGGTAGCATGGGAGATTCACGATTCTCCCGACTGCGGTATGAGTGGCCACAACTCGCCTGACAAGGCCAACGGCGTCATCGTCAACAAGCAAGATGCCACCGTCAACATGTTGAGTCACCCATACTGCGTGCGCACATTCGAGCCCAGGCCCGACATCACGGAGCCACCGCAGAAGGGTGGCTTCCTAGCACAGCTCATAACCAAGGAAGCCAAGCAGTACATTCAACAGCAGGCCATAGCTGCTGCCGCCAATGTGGTGCTGGTGGGCGCTGCCGCTATTGACCAGGCTCAGGTCATTCAGAAGGCAGCGCAGTGGGCCATTGACCATGACATCACTCTTAAGGGCATAGAGCAGAGACTGCAGCGATTCCAAGCTGACGTCAATCAGTATTTCTTTGCCGGCCCTAATGTGATCGACATCAATACTGGCCTGCCGGTGCGACGGTTCAGCCTACAGGACATTGTCGATCACATCTTCAGTTATGGCGAGGACCTACGGGACAACATCGAGGAAGTCCCCGGTTACGTCAAAGAACTGATGGGCCTCACCCAGGACACCACCAAGAGGGTTGTGAATGATACAATCGAGGTCTGGGACGACTTCCGCAACACCTTCGAGAACGCCGCCATCAGCCTGCGAGATCTTGCCAGCAAGCTGACACTAGAGGCTGAGGGGCGGCAAGCCTTCCTAGATTACGCTGGTGACCTGACTGGCGGTGCGCACTTTGGGGATGACAGGTTTGGGCGCTTCAGCCTGCCGAATCTAGGCGGAGCAGGGCGCAAGGCTCGGCTAGCGCTGTCTCCCGCTAACAAGTACCTGCGTGCCACTATCACCGCCACTAAGGAACGTGGCCTGCTAGGCAACATCCGCATCTTCCGCAATGGGCTGTTCCGGGTTGGGGCTGAGATCGAGGCTCGTACCCGTAGTGTCTATCCGAACTTGAGCATTGTCCCCAAGGGACCAATCCGCATCTACACCAAGCTCAACCGGGCGGGCGGATTCCTGGTCAAGGAGGACAACCTGGCCCAAGCCCTGGCCTTCGCCACCCGAGAGGGATTAGATCCATCCCTGGTGCGGGTAGGAGAACGGCTGGGTGCAGGGCGCATCACGTCTATCAGCGGCGAGATCAAGATCATCACTCGGGAGAAGGGCAAGCTATTCCAGCTGTTTGCCAACCCCTCCATGAACTTCAACATCAACCTGCGCAAGTTGGGGTTGAAGAACCTGAGTGATATCCGCAACCTCACGCTAGAGCGATTCCGCAAGCTGAACCTGAAGGACATACGGCTGGTCAGTTGGGCTACGGAGATGCAGCTGCGGGGCTTCGGGCGGTTGGACTTCACTCGTATTCTACGGATGTCATACGAGGACGCCAAGAAGCTGTACGAGCTCGGGCTACACGGCATAGCCGAGAAGGTACTGACTCCGGTCAAGGAGACCGCCACTCAGCTACTGGAGATCTTCAAGGGAGAGCGGGTATTCGACACCCGTGAGTTCATGCGCATCCTGCGACGGGACCTAGCAGAGATAGCTCCTAGGAATGTAGTGCGTAAGGCGCAGGACTTGATCACGAACACGGGAGAGCGGATAGCGGAAGTCTTTGCTAGCGACCGCCCATTGAACGATGCGCTTACACTGGCACGTGATCTCCAGATGGAGATGTACGACCGGGTCTTCGTCCAACCTCGGCAGACAGTGGTGCGGGAAGGTCGCAATCTTCTGGAAGCCTTGTGGAACAATACCTACCGCAAGTATGTTCCAGAGATCAAGAGTCGCTTCGGTGCGTATGAGGCCACAACCGGAGATCCGGACGTCACCAAGTTGGGCCATACCATCAAGGGGCTCAGCAAAGACACCAAGCTGTACAAGGACATCAGCAAGACAATTCGCTACATGGAGGAGCGGTATCCAGGAACGTACAAGTTCGACGTCGAGGTAAAGGATTTAGGAACCAGGGTAGACGACGAAGGCATCATCCACGGTGTGCAGGCTCGCTACGGCATGACCGTGCTGGAGGGCGGCAGAGTACAGATCCAGATTGACAGCACCTTCGCCGATTTCTACGACACGCTGGCCACCAAGACCAACTCCCACATGGAGGACATCTTCTGGTTTAGTCCTAGGAACCACAACCCCGCTGGCACACTGATGCATGAGATGGGCCACCATGTCTTCAATCTGATGACAGAGGAGGAACGAGCAGAACTAGCACAGCAGCTGGTGCGGCAGTTCTTCCCTGACACCATTGAGCACCTCAGCATGAAGTACGCACCAGACCGAGATACGATGGTGGGTCGTATCCTGAACCGCATCATGCGAGATCTCAAGGGAGCAGAGACCTACAACAACAAGTACGGCCTCAGCTTCTACAGCGTCAAGGATAGCAAGTTCACCGAGTTGGTGGCAGAGCAGTTCACTGAGTACCACATGGCGAGTAAGCCAGGCCCAGTAGCGGAAGCCGTGGGCAAGTACATCGACGACCTCCTCGGCGTAGCGGCAGACCCTCGCCCGGTGGACTTCCGCTTCCCCATCCCCATGGGGAAGATCTACGAGATTTCAACGGAAGGGGCTGGGTCTAGATCTGCCTATAGCCGCCTGGTTGAGGAGGCAATGCCTGAGATAGAAGAGGTCTATCCAGACTACCATGTATTCTCTACTGTAAATCACACGGTAGGAGATGACGTCCCTGACTTCGGCACAGAAACAGCTACTTCACTGTTCGATCCGTTGGCTGAGAATGTATTGAAGGGGATACGCAAGGGTGTGAGCTTGTTGGAACAAGCTTTCGTTCGTGGCCCAAAGATGTTGTGGGAATTCGTAGACGACAACACAAGTATCGAGGACGCCTACGCTGCCTTCATCCAGGAAGAGGACTCCATAGCCATCAATCGAAAGATCTACATGGCTACGGGAGCAACCTATAGTTCTCTACAATCGCAGGTGGAAAGCGGATGGCATGCTCCTGCCTTCGTGCACTACGACGATACACCCATACCGCTCATGGTGCATGAGTACTCACATGCCCTTCTCCACGATTCTATCTACCATCCAGGGTACGACCGTAAGGTGGGGCAGGCTGTAAAGAAGGTGCTACAGCTTGCTAGGGCTGATGGCGTAAAGATGAGCAACTCCGAGATTGCTCTGCTGAATCTGAGTGATGCGGACATTCCAGGAGAGATATGGTACGACACCTACGAAATCAAATACAAGTTGGGCAACTCGTTCCTGCTCTGGGTGCACGAGAACATCGGAGGCTATGCCACCGCCAACTGGACCGAGCTGATCGCAGAGGCGAATATGGAATACGTTGTAGCCGACAATCCTCGACCGGCAGCTGTCGCCATTGGCCGGGTCTTCAGTGAACTGTACGGGTAGGGTAGGGTACCACCATGGTTACCAGAGGCCCAGCGCTTTGTGATAGTTGCGCTCGTCGCCATGACGTCAGCGGTTACGATCCGGTCTACACCTGTGACGCCTACCCAAGAGCCATCCCCAGTGAGATCATCAACCTGGGAGCAGATCACCGACTGCCCAGAGACGACCAGGACAACGACGTGGTGTACAAGATGATCCCTGGGTTCGAGTCCATCTTCAACATGTGGGCAGGATTGTTCAATGCCAACCGCTAAGTTCGAGATCCATTTCGACCAGGTTGGGGCTTCTAAGCTAGAGGTCAATGACATTGACTTCATGCATGAATTCCGTGTCACTGCCGCTCAGGTAACAGCCTATGCCGACCGACCCACCTTGCTGGCGCTCACCATTGCCGCTCCAACCGGAGTGGTAACGGGCGAGGGCATCGTTGAGATTTACCACGAACCTCCTGACTTCGGCAAGCTGATAGATCGCATGGATCCGAAGCGAGTGGAAGATGAGGCGCTCAAGCGAATGGGATGGGGCGACAACCGAGCCATCGTAGAGATAGTGCTCGACATCGTGAAGGAGAAGATCGTTGAAGCTCAACCTCAAGCCGGTAGAGAAGATGATCAGCAGCCTGATGGTGGATGAATGTCTTGTACGTATGGGGCCACAACGGCTAGGGCAGGGCAACTGGGATACTACCACGGGCGACTTCGTCGCTCCGCCGGAACAAATCCTGTACTACGGCCCATGTATGGTGACACAGCAAGGATCGTTCCCATTCACGGAACGTAGTGGCGGAGCTGAGGTCACAGCCACCTACTACACCATCCGCATTCCTCTAGAGGATCCACCGCCGGACATCTGGGATGAGGATGAAGTAGTGATAGTGGATGTTCACCCAGAAGGGGAACAGGCGCTCATGGGAGAGTCATTCATTGTCCAGGGTATGGACAGTGCCACCTATTCCGTGTGTTACAACCTGCGCTGTCTGTGGCGCCGTCCGGTGCCAGGCTGATGCCTATCTTCGGAGAGGAATTCGACCCCTCTGCCTGGGATCGACTGAAGATGCGGCTGCGGCGTATGTCCGAGGGCATCACTCCCAAGATGAAGCAGGTCATGGAAGACGAAGCCAAGTTCATGTTAGAAGAGGTTCAGAAGAACATCCATGAGGTACATCTGATTCGCACCGGGGAGTATCTGGGTAGCTGGCAGTACACGAGCAGCCGCTCCGGCTTCGACGTATGGTCCGACCATCCCGCTGCGCATAGGCTAGAGTACGGCTTTGTGGGCACTGACGCTCTAGGCCGGAGCTACCATGACAGCCCAAGACCGCATCTACGCCCAGCGGTACAGGCTACGGTGAACAAGTTCGGCAAGGACATGGCCAATGGAGTGCAAGAACTGTGGCTACAGGAATAGTTGAGTACAACCAGGTAGATACCGAGCTTCGAGAATGGCTTGCCACCGCCCTGGGCAAGCAAATCGGCCTCTGCCGTATTCCTGCGACAGACAACAATCGGGATGAGCTCGGGGGCACCGAGCTCAAATACCCGTATGCGATCCTCATCCCAATGACTTCTCCTCTGGCGACTGGATCGTGGGCACAACCCGAAGAAGATCGGGAGCTTGTATACCAACTGACCTGCGTGGGTAAGGATCCCCGCCAGGCTCGGTGGATGAGCGACAAGGTACGCATAGCGTTCACCGCTCGTGATGATTCTGGGTACGTAGTGCCGATGAATCTCACCACTCTTACGGCAGTAGTTCAGTGTCGCACCGGCGAGTCCGTCGGCGCTGTGATTGCGGGCGGAGTGGACCTGTACCAAACCAACGACATGTACCGGATCTACGTAGGAGCGTGATCATGCCAGAAGAGATTGATCCGCAAACCACGTTCGTCCCCATGAAGCACTCTGTGCATGGCGGTGTCACCTTGACATCTCTCGCCGCTTTCACGGAAGTATGGGAACCGAACGGCTGGCAGCGGGTCACGGACAGCAACGCCAGTCAGGATGAACTGGCGGCCCTAGCCAGAGAACACAGCATCGTTGTGCCAGTGGGCGCAGATGCCGCCACTCTGAGTGCCGCCATGAATCCGGACCTGGCCCAGTCATCCACCCAGCCCTCGTCTCCAGGTCGAGGCAAGAAGGAAGAGGGGTAAGCCATGGTTCGCTTCATGCAGAAGGGAATCACAAGGTTCTACTTCGTTCCCACCATTGCCAGCACCACACTGACTCCGACAACGGCCGAGGTCACCGCAGGCACGAGGTTGGATACACAGTTGGGAGAGGTGAGCGGGTTCGCATTCGCCAACAACCCCATCACCACACCCGACATGAGCTCCACCTTCATCCCCAACATCCCAGGAGAGGAGAAGGCGGACGACTCGTCCTTGAAGTTCTACGAGGACAAGACCACCAACCCCATTCGTACCGCCCTGGCCAAGGGCACCGTTGGCTTCGTCTGCATCTTCGCCACAGGCGTCGCCGGTGCGGCTCCAGCCATAGCGGACAAGTGTGACGTGTGGCCCATTCAGATTGCCTCCAACGTGCGGGGGTATTCTGCCGGAAACGAGGCGTCCATGTACACGGTCAGCTTTGCCATGACGGCAGTCCCCGGCACCGACAAGGTGCTCACCTAGTACGACAGGAGGAATACGATGCCCGCTTCGAATTCACACAAGCCGCAGACACTGGATCACATTCGTAGTACGAAGAAGCCGGTCACCAAGACGGTGCGCTTCGCCAACGACCCTGAAATCACCGATCGGCTGGAGCAGGTCACCCAACAGCACCTGCAGACGTCGCTCACGCTACGGCTCAACAACGAAGACGAAGGGGCTCGTACGGAACTCGCTCGCCTCCAGGAGGAGAAGGAACAACTCCTGGAGGAGGCGAGGGCCAACTCTACCAAGTTTGTATTTCGCTCTCTGGGCCGCAACCGATTTGATCAGTTGCGCACTGCCCACCCACCCACTGATGCTGACCGCAAGCGAGCCATGCAGAACGGTCAGAATCCGGAAGAGCTCGGATGGGACCTGGAAGAATTCCCCATTGTGCTGATCTCAGCCTGCTGCATCGACCCAGAACTCAGTCAAGAAGACGTCAAGCAGATGTTCGACGACGAGTTGTTCAGCTCTGCCGAGATGACCGAGATCTTCAATGCGGCCGTGCAGGTCAACCTGCGTAGTAATCTCATCAACCTGGGAAAAGACTAGATGGGGATCCTCAGCTCCTGAGTGAGCTGGCCTACTGTGTTCCCCACGGAATTCCGCATAGCTTCTTCCTAGGAGGTCCGCACCGCTGGACCCAAGACGACCGGGACAAGGCTTTCCTGTATGAGACACGAGAAGCCACCCGGTGTAGCGGATGCGGTACGATACCCAGCGATTGGCTAGACGAGGAAGGGCGCCCCCTAATGGATCCGCCCTACGAGATGAAGAGCCGCCGGTGCATCGGATGCGTAGATCTTCAAGAAGAGCGAGAAGCTCTGCTGAGGCAGAGCGAGCACAACAAGGAAGATCAGCCCAAGGGCATCGCCTTCTACTACGTTCGGAAGTGGGGTAGGTAATGGACCAGATGCTGAAGGTCAGTCTGACCTCTGACACCGGCAGCTTCGTCACCGGCTTCAAGAACGCAGAAGCAGCGCAGGATGCCTTGTTGCGGAAGGTCGTCGGCAGCACGTCCATGTTCCAGGCAGCAGAAGCAGCTGTCAAGAAGCTGGGCCTGGCAATGGTAGGCATAGGTGGCGGTACCACGGCTGCCTTCGTCGCCATGGGTAAGGAAGCGGGCGACTTCGAGCAGCAGATGCGGAATGTCAACACCATTACCAAGTTGGGTACAGGTGGCTTCCGTGACATGTCCAACCAGGTGGTAGATCTGTCCAAGCAGATCCCAACCTCTGCTAAGGATCTAGCCACTGGTATGTATGATGTTGTTTCTACTGGCTACACCGCCAGTGAAGCAACCAAGATGATCGGCATCAACGCCAAGGCTGCTGCCGCTGGTCTGACGGATGCCGGTACTGCGGGCCGTGCCATCATGGGTGTGCTGAAGGCATATGGCATGGAAGCCAGCCAGGCCGGTCACGTCAGCGACGTTCTGTTCCAGACAGTGAACGCTGGCGTCATCACCTTCGGAGAACTAGCGCAGGGCATGAGTGCCTGGGTGCCTATCGCCGCCTCCATGCACGTTCCGCTAGAGGATGCCTCCGCCGCTCTAGCCACAATGACATTGGCGGGCATCCCCGCAGCGGAAGCCAACACGGCTCTGGCTCGCACCATGATCAGCATCATCAGCCCAAGTGACGACATGCGGATGGCACTGCAGAAGATGGGGTTTGATTCTGGCTCTGCTGCGGTACAGACCTTGGGCTTCAAAGGTGTGATGGACCAGTTGTTCCAGGCTACAGGTGGCAACGTGGAGCAGATGCGGGCTTTGTTCCCACGCATCGAAGGATTGCAGGGCGCTCTAGCTCTGGGTGCTGCCAACGGTAGGAACTACGCAGACTCCATGCACCTGATTGCAGACAGCACTCAGAATGCGGGTGCTACCCAGAAAGCCTTCGACGAGCAGATGCAAGGTCTGCCCATGAGGCTGCAGCTGCTGACCTCTACCTTCGGCGCTCTACGTATTGAGCTCGGCAGCTATCTGGTTCCTATATTCTCGCAGCTAGTGTCTGAGGTCACAGGCGTTGTTCGCCTGATCAGTGACATTCCCAAGCCTATTCTTGGTGTCATCGGGATCATCGGTACCTTTGGTGGCGTCCTGCTGGCACTGGGCGGAGCATTCCTGCTGCTGCGGGGCAAGCAGATGTTGATGGAGTACTCCACCAGGCAACTGAACGAACGCTTCAGCTCTCTCATTCCAGTCACTGGTAAGGTGATTCTGTTCATTAGCCAGCTGATCGCCAACCTAATCGATCGCTTTGTTCCTAGCATGCACGCTGCTGCTGTGGCCACGGAGCTCACCGGCAAGGCCATGCAGGCATTGAAGACCATCGGTCCCATGCTGACCATAGCGGCCATGGCGGCCATAGATATCGGTAGTGAACTGCACAATGCGGGAGAGGAAGGGAAGCAGTTCGTAGAAAGTCTGCGGGGCGCTGCCGACCTCAAGACGCCTCAGGGGATCCAAGGCTACATCACCCAGCTTGAGATTGAGGGCCACCAGGTCCAGAACAACATGAAGGCGTACAGCGGCCTTTCGATGGCCTGGGAGGGCATCAAGCTGGGAATGCCTTTCATGGAGTCTGGCTACGCCAAGCAGGCTGAGAAGTTGAATGCCCTCAGTGACGAGATCGCTCGTGCCGCCCGGCTGCAAGACACCCTGAATGTAACTGCGGCTCACCTTGGTCCTGCTCTCGGAATGTCCAGAGAGCAGATCATCGCCATGTCCAAGGATCTCAAGGACCAGAATGGGGTCGTCATCGACCTCACTAGCGATACATGGCGAGTGGGGGATGCCTACGCAGAAACTGCTAACAAGCTAGGCATCACGCAAGAGCAGATGTTCGGCCTGGGCCACGCTGCCGATCAAGGCACGGCCCAGTTCGCAGCGCAGGCGCAACAGCTAGGACTGACAGACAAGATCCTATCTGACTTCAACATTCACGCCGATAGCTACGGGTCTGCAATGCGCAACGGCGTGGTGGACACCAATGCCATGGGCCAGGCTCGGCAGCGGTTCGACCAGACCATGGCAGCGGCGGATGCTCTGAACACGCAGTATTCTCAGCATGAGCGTGACCTGATCGGCATCATGGCTCAGAAGAAGGACGCCTTCCTCAGCGGTAAGACCGCCGCCCAGCAACAGCAAGAAGCCATGATCCAATTGCAGGCTAATAGCATGGGCCTCAGCGATACCGAAGCCAAGCTGACTGATCAGCAGAAGATGCTGGGCCAAAGTATCAGCGCCATTGGTGATCCCTTGGATGCCTTGGGGCAGGCGCTACAGGACAAGCAAGAGATCACCAAGAACTTCGCTCAGAATGCGCTGGACAGCGGTAAGATCACCAAAGACGCATTCAACGACTTGACCAACAATGTCAAGCTCAGCTTGGACGAACAGGCGGAAGCCATCAGCAAACAGACCATGCGATTGGCACAGTGGAAGAATGACACGGTGACGGTCACCGCTCGTATGGGTGAAGATGTTGCGGTCTACATCGCTAGCATGGGAACCAAGGGTGTAGACCTGATGCACCAGATGGCGACCGGCAGCGATGCGGAAGTCGCCAACATGACCAACGCCATTCGGGGCAACATCGCCCAGATGGGCCCAGATGCTGGCGTGAAGATGGACGCCGCCATGACAATCGTGACGGCAGCCGCTCGCACTGGCGGTGAGCAATCCGCTAGCAGCATCGCCGAGAAGCTGGGCATTGGTGTACAGACGGTAGAAGTGATTGGTACTGAATACGGCACCGCCATTGCTGCCGGCGTGAACCCGGTGCTGGCGGCGTTAGGTAAGCCTCCTATCAGCATCACGTACGAGCATCACTTCTCTGGACCGGAAGCGATGGCGGCAGTGCATGAGTTGAACGTGGCCTTTGGCTCCGGTGCAGCAGAAGGTGGTTACCACCTTCCCAGACAGGCTATGTTCCAACCTGCCGTGTCCGGCAACGGACTGGTGCAGTGGGCGGAGCCGGAGACAGGTGGGGAGTGGTTCATCCCGGCTGGCCAGAATAAGCGTCGCCGGTCCCAGGCCATCCTGGAGCAGGTGGCTACCAGCTTCGGCTACGGACTGACCAAGTTCGTCCAAGGTGGCTACAATCCAGCAATGAGGCGCTTCGCCCAAGGAGGCTTCACTACCGGGGCAGACGTACCAGACCCACCACAGAGCCTGTTGGGCTGGGGCAATCCAGGTATCGGGTCTGGCATGTACAACGCCAACGAGGTCATCCGGGACAGGGTCAAGGAATGGATGGACTATGCTGCGCCTATCGGGAATGTCCCTCCTGGTGCGGTACGAGACTGGATCGTTCAGGCCATCACCCTCACTGCCTCCCCCATGAACTGGTTGCCACCGTTGGTGGATATCGCTATGTTCGAATCTGGCGGTAACCCTCATGCCATCAACCTGACGGATAGCAACGCAGCGGCGGGCCATCCTTCTAAGGGCTTGATGCAGACCATCGACGGCACCTTCAGCGCTTACGCTATCCCGGGCCACGGTGACATTTGGAATCCGGTAGACAATGCCGCAGCCGCCATTCAGTACATCAAGGCTCGGTACGGTACTCCGTTCCTGACACCAGGAGAGCTCTCCAAATCTCGTGGCGGCCCCTACATGGGCTACGCCCTGGGCGGGTTCCTGGCAGATGCCGCCAAGGTATTCGACGAAGGTGGCACCCTGACCCCTGGAATCAACATTGTCTACAATCGCACCGGCAAACCAGAGACACTAGTGCGGCCAGAAAGCACCAGTGGCAGCGGCGGCGTCAACGTTGGTCCCGGAGCTATCGTTGTGAGCGTGCAAGCGGATGCCGGTGTGGATGCTGACCGCCTCAGTGCGGCGGTAGAACGTGCCACTACCGCTAGTCTGAATGACTTCACCAAGAACTTGTCCAGAGAGATCAACATGAGGCGACGGTAATGGGCATTGTTTCTGTTTATCCCCAGAGCGAGCGAGCCATCGTCGGTATGGGATCCGGAACCGGAGGTCGTACCATCACTGGTGCTGCCAGCGCTCAGGCTGCCTTGGACGCCAGCGACACCAGCTACATCCAGAGCGTCACCGCCTCCACCGGCGCACTCCTGCGCTATGGATTCGCCAACCCTTCTATCCCGGCCAATGCTCATCTGCAGCAGATGCGGGTTGCTATTCGTGTAGCGAGATCTACAGCGAATATGACGTCTTCCGTCTTCTGGCTAGGAATCCAAGGCACAGCCAGCACAAGTGAAGATTGGTACACCTTTCCAAATCCATATCCACCCTCCAACATGATCCCAACCACCAACGTGTTCGGAGAATACACCACGCCTTGGATATCTACCCTTAGTGCGGGCCAACCATGGGAGCCAGTAAGGATCTGGTATGACGCCGCTCCCACCACTAGCAGCGGCAGGTGGGAGTGGGCGGTGATGGTGGCGTTGTGGAGTGATTCTACTGGAGTATACGACACTGGAACTAGATTGTCAATGTGCAGGCTAGATGTACAGTACAACGAAGCCCCAGCGGTCACTGTCACTTCGCCCAGCGGTACCATCGTCACAACCCAGCCTGACGTTCTTTGGAACTACAGTGATCCAGAGAACGACCCCAAGGTGAAGCATAACATGAAGATCTTCCACTCTTCTGTTTATGGCGGGGCAGGATTCAGTCCGGATACCTCCACTGCCGTATTCGACACCGGAGCCATCTCGGACAACGCTTCCGGTGACCATGTTGACTACGATCTCAACAACGGGAACACCTACAAGGCGTATGTCAAGTGCTGGCAACCAGATATTGTGGGTTGGCCCCAGTACTCTCCCTGGGCCTCTAGCTCTGCCTTCACTCTGACCCTGGATCCTCCTGCGGTCCCTAGTGTCGTGGCGGTAGCAGACGACGCCAATGCTCGCTTGATCATCACAGTGCAAGACCTACAGAACGAGCTGAGCGCCAACGCTGCTAGTGTGGAAACCAGTGTGGTAGACTGGAGTGTTCTCAGCAACTGCACTGTGTCACGTTCTACTGCTCAGGCTTCCAACGGTGTAGCTTCCCTCCAAGTTCAATCTAGCGCTGCCGGAGATGCTTTGGCCTCCACTGCGCAGACAACCTCAGCCATTCCGGTTCTCCCCAACGTACAGTACACAGCCATGGCTGATTGCCGTCAGCTCACTGCACCCGCCGCTCGTAACTGCCGAGTCGACATCATGTGGTGGACGGTGTCGGGATTGTTCATCTCCACATCCAGTTCTACCACAGTGCAACCTACCACCACGGCCTGGTCCAGGGTGACGGTAACGGCCACGTCTCCCGGCACTGCTGCCTTCGCTAGTGTGAGGGTCGGGTTCCTCACGGCAGCGGCTGCCAACGAACAGTTCCTATTTGACCGCATGGGATTGATGCCAGGAACCTCGACCAACTGGTTTGCCGGTGGCTTTGATAGCTCCATCAACAATCTGTTTGTGGAACGGAGCGAAGATCCCGGCGCCGGTACCATAGCGGGCGGCTGGATCGGCGGCTGGCAACCAATGCGTGGATCTCCCTTTGTCGGGAAGAAGCCCGTGGGACAGCAGATCATCATGTACGAGTACGAGATACCTCGTGGCAAGACGATCTACTACCGTGCCAGAGTATCGTCCACGTGGAATGCCAACTTCGTAGTGAGCGATTGGTCTCCTGTGGTGTCGGTGGCTCCGACCTTCAACTCATTCTGGCTGAAGGATCCTACTGATTCTACTCGCAACATCGCCATCATGATCGATAACTTCAAACTCACCTACGCCAAGCCCAACGTGGTCAGCTATCCGGTGGGTACTAGTTGGCCTGCGAACGTCAACACCACCGTGATGAGCCATGATGGGGTCAAATCTGCCAAGCTGAGCGGGACCATTCATTCCCTCAATGCAACTCAGTACGCTGCCCTACAGCTGCTGATCTCTTCCGGCAGAACATTGTTGCTACAAGACGTTCTCGGCCGACAGTGGTACGTGCAACCAGACGACAACATCAGTTGGGCCATGCTCCGGGCGGTCAAGCTTCCAACGGAGACAACGCCAGTACGCCACGCTCACGAACTAGACATCAACTTCATTGACGTAGGCTCGGTCTGATGGCTCGCAATGCACTCATCGGAGGAGTAGATGGGAGAACTTTCCTAGACCACGGTGCTGCTCAGGTGGCTACCAGAGTGGATCTACTTTCCGCTGCCGGCACAGTGATCGCCTCCACTTCTGCCGACGTACACAAGGTCCGCATCAAAGTGATCGATGGTAGCTGGTCTCAGGACTTCACTCGTAGCATCATGAGTGAGGCTGAGATAACGCTGCAGATAGATCCAGCTACCACCGAGTTGTTGCCTGGTCCTAGTCCTCAGCCTCTTACCATAGGCCAAATCGGATCTTTGTCACCCGCTGCTAGCACAGAGTTCCAACTGTGGCAAGGGTTCATTGATCCCAAGACTGGCATTCCCTACTACACGTCCATCGGCATCTTCGGATTCAATGTCACCGATGTTACCAGGGAATCTGGTGCCGTGAAGCTTACCATTCACGGGCTAGATCGGGCTATGCGACTACAGCGCATGAAGTTCACCTCTCCCCTCACCATTGACAAGGGCACGAACTTCATTGATGCGATTCTCTACCTGTTGGTCGCATCTGGAAATACCAAGACATTCCCTACCATTCTGACACCGACGCAGTACAAGACGCCGTTGCTCAGCTACGACATCAGCGAGACATCGAACTACCTAGATGCCGTGATAGGTTTAGCGGAAGCAGTGGGCTACCGACTCTGGTTCGACAGCTACGGGCGCTGCATAGTTTCTCCCGTACACGACCCAGATGTCGATGTGGCAGGTCTCACGCCACAATGGGTGTTAGGAATAGACAGTGACACCAAGATCGTAAGAGATGCACGCCAACTATCGGTCGAGAAGACCTACAATGGCGTCATCATGCGTGGTGAATCCAGCGGAAGCGACGCACCACCGGCAGAGGGTAGGGCTTGGAACACAGACCCAAATAGCCCCACCTACTACGACCCTGCCAATCCCACCGCTAGCACCTTTGGTGCATCTCCCTACTTCGAGCAATCCAAGTACATTGTAGATAACACACAGGCTCTCTGGGTGGCCACCGCCAAGATGTGGAAGCTGAGAGGAGTGCTGGAAACCATCACCATGGAGATCAACTACAATCCCTACATCGAGGTGGAGGACATCATTCAGGTCACTGACCCCGCCATCGGAGCCAGCGGCTTGTACCTGGTAGAGGCAGTGTCTGGCAGTGTCAAGGCTTCAACTATGCAGATCAAGACACGGGAGCGTCGTGCATGAGTGATCTCGCACACCTAGCTGCCACCACAACCGATATCAACCAACCCAACGACAACCTGCGCTTAGGCAATGTCACTCAGGTTGATTGGTCTCGCCAGCCTCCATTGGTGTACGTGAATGGCAGGCCGATGAGATTCCTAGCAGGGATCACACCGCCCTTTGGAGTAGGCGACACAGCCGTGTGGATAGACGCCAGTCCTGCCCCTTTGGTGATCGGTAGGCCGCAATCCCAAACTACCGGCACTGTAGGTGCCTGGCAGACAGCAACCATGATCAACACCTGGACAGCCTACGGTGCTCCCTTCGCCACGCCTCGCTACTTCAAAGATCCAGACGGTTGGGTGTACCTCAGCGGATTGTCAAAGACTGGGAACATACTTCTAGCCAGCTTCACACTGCCGGCAGCTTACGCCCCTGACAGAAAGGTGGATTTCTCTACCCTGTGCGGTAACCCCAATGGCGCCTGTCGCATGCCCATCACGCCAGACGGCAACGTAGGTCCCTATGCCGGAGATGCAGGTACCACCAATGCCTTCCTGAGCTATGACGGCATCAGGTTCATGAGTGCGGGTGCTCGTAGAGATGAGCAATGGGACTACTGCATGACACTGAACGGTTGGGGAGATCTCACGCTGACGGACAATGTCATCCAAGTGTTCATACGGGACGACGGCCTCTGTCAACTTTCCGGAACTGTTTCAGGTGGTACCACTACCGCTGGCACAGTCATGCTTGACCTGCCGTGGCAAGCCCGAACTCGCTACAAGCACACTTTCAATAACGGTGGCTATAACGGAACTGCCTATACCGAGAACCGGATAGACGTATCTCGTTCATCTGTCCAGATTCAGGCAGGTCCCAACAACGAGGTTTATCTTCATGGTATTCGCTGGTGGTCCAAGTTCGCTGAAAGCAAATGGACCGTTCCCACTTTGCAGAACAGTTGGGCAAGATTCGACAACTGGTACTCACCGCCCGGATATCTGATAGACAAGTACGGCGTAGTACATCTACGAGGACTGCTCAAGAGTGGAACTGTCTCCGCTACACTTCCTATCTTCACCTTACCAGCAGGATTCAGGCCAGGCTTTCAACAGATCTTTCCAGCAAGCCATAACATGCCACCTTCCACTGCACGGATCGACGTGTACCCAGACGGCCGAGTCTGTATGGGCTTCGGCAATAACGGCTATCTTGACCTTAGTCAAACAATGTTCCTAGCAGAGGGATGACTATGGACGATCACGAAGAGACAGACGGATGCGCACTAGATTTCGGGGACGATGACGACGAGACATCCGAGCTCAGAGCTTTGTTCCCGGATGGCGACCCTAAGACGGCAGACATGTGGAAGGAACTGTTCAAGTGAGCGTGTACGGCCATGACTTTGACCTAGCCCGTAGACTTCACGTCTGGTTGGATCCGATCGGCGTGATGGTGCGAGAGATCAATGGCTGGCAGCAACGAGGAAGAACCTACGCCATCTTCGATCCCTACGGAAGTGTCAATCACCATACTGCCGGTCCTCAAGGCAGCGTTGCGCCCTCGCTCGGCGTCTGCATCAATGGGCGGTCGGACCTTCCTGGCCCGCTATGCAATGTGCACCAGCAGCGGGATGACGTGGTCAACGTGGTGGCGGCTGGAGTCTCGAACCACGCCGGACCGGGCAGCTGGCAGGGGTTGCGAGGAAACCAATCCGTCTTCGGATTAGAGGTAGAGCACTGCGGCACAGAGGTAGAGGAATTCAGCCAACGACGCTGGGAGACCTCGTGCCGGGTACATGCTGCCTTCCTGAGCGGGCTGAGCAACCCGAATCCTGCCCTTACTTCACAACACTTTGAATGGGGCGCAATCCAAGGCAAGATCGACTTTGTGGCTCGCCGCCTGTATGGAGGCGCAGATGGATTCCGTAACCGGGTAGCAGAACTGCTACGCACCGGCCCTGGGGGAACTGCCCCCGTTCCTGCACCAGTACAACGACCAAAGGACGAAGACATGGCACTCTGTATCCGTGGTGACAAGACCGGAGAATGGTGGGTCACCAACTGGCAGACCAAACGTTACATCCCCAACATCGAAGAGCACAACAACATGGCCTGGCACACCCGAGCCAACGGCGGCATCTACGCCACCGCAGCCGACGGCGGACCCATCGTACTGCCGCAGGCCATCGTGGATGATCTTCCGGTAGTAAAGCCGTAATGCAGAATGTTCCTTGCAGTACTCGATTTGGCAGGCATTGGCGCCTGTCTTCTGGCTATCGGAGGGTTCGTTTCTGCCTACTTGGCGATCCGTAGGGCCAAGAGGGAAGGATCCATTCAATGCCACGATCTCTTGAACCAATCCCGCCTGGAGGCAGAGGGCTACGCAAGAGTGTTGCATAAGATCCGCATGGAGAACCCCGAGCTCATTCCGGCAGACGCACCCATTCCTAAGAAGACAAAGAAGTTCCAGATCCGTAGCAACAATGGAGGGGAACAAGGAGCAGCTACCTTCTTCATGGTGCTTTCCCTTGGATTGATCTCTGCTGCTGCCATACTAGGAATGGCTGCTCTAGGCTTCCCGGAAGGAGCGAAAGGAGATCCGGGGTCTGTAGGAATACCGGGCCCACCAGGGCCTCCAGGAATACAAGGACCCAAAGGAGATACCGGCCCCGTAGGACCAGGGGGTGCGAAGGGTGAGAACGGAACGAACGGGACTAACGGAGTGGGTAGTTCTACTCCAGGAGGCACGGGCGCTACGGGCGGCGTCGGCCCGAGTGGCCCGGGAGGAGCGACAGGCTCGACAGGACCAGCGGGAGAAACGGGTGCGGGAGGCGCAACTGGTTCTACAGGTCCTGCGGGAGCAACAGGACCGCCTGGAAGCTCTGTCGTCGGACCTGCCGGCCCCAAGGGAGATCCAGGGACAGACGGCGCTATCGGACCACAAGGACCACAAGGACCACAGGGAGATCCAGGGGCGACTGGACCACAGGGAGATCCAGGGGCGACTGGACCACAGGGACCGCCGGGTCCCTCAGGACTAGCCTGTCCTCCTGGATTCGCAGCCAGGACGGTCACCATCAACACACCGGGTGGGCAACAGACATTGTTCACCTGCATCAAACAATGAGGAGAACTAATGTTCCTAGTAGTTGACCAACCCCTCACCGAGACCCAGGGATGGTGGATCATCGTCGAACTAGGCGTCCTCGCACTGGTGGCCTTGGTCACATTCGCCATGCGACGGCGCTGATGTTAGGCGTCAGTAATGTTGGTCAGATATGGAAAGCGATCGTTGCGGGCGCTACGGCGGCAGCCACATGGCTAGCTACATCTTTCGCTGACGGAGAGCTCACAGCAGCCGAATGGGCTATCCTACCAGCGGGAGTCATTGTGGCAGTAGGAGCGGTGTTCGGCGTGAGAAATCAACCTCTGGCCAGTACCCCCACCGGCGCAGCGAACCAGGAGCGGGCAAAGTAGGTGCTACGTTGGTCCCTAATGGTCTGGAATGTCCTGGACAGTGACGTACACAGGTGGACAGTCTTCGAACCATTAGGGACCACGTCAGCCCCATATGCTGTGGGGTGCTGGTAGCCCAGCTAGCCACTAGTGGGCCACTACCCGTGCGGCCTCGGGATCCCTTTGCCATTCTTCGTCACGAATCACGTCCCTCTCGGTGAACTTCACGCCGTGCTCGCTGGAGAAATCCACATTGGACCATTCACTACTGGGGACGCCGTACTTGGCGAAGGTCTGTACTCGGTCCCGAATCTTGCAGGGGCGATCGAACGATGCTTGGAAGGGACAGTGGCCTAGCTGATAGCAGACCGGCTTGAACATGCCACTATCTGCCAATGCTTCGAACTGCCAGCCGCCGTAGTTACGGATCTCATTTACGATCTGGTTGAACACAATGCGCCAGTGGAACTGGGCCTGGGTACAGAGCCGGTTACCGGCGTGGTCTACCAGATTGCGGAGATCCGTGATGTAGTTGAGACGGGTAGCAGTAGCGTGCGGCAGTAATCCTCGAGCATCTTCCTGCGGCATGCCGTGATTCACCAGTAGGCTATAGCCCTTCTGAATGGTCTGAATCACATAGTCCCAGATCATCCTCTCCCCGTCTTTCGCCGTGATGAACTGAAACCCCGGCTCACTGACCATCTCATCCAGAGTGGTGCTCGTAAGATCGGCGGTAGCGGGAGTGGTCCCGAAGAGGCTTGGCGGGAGCGTGGTACCGTGAGCCAGATCTTCAACCACAGCAAATCTAAGAGATTCCTGAGCGTAAACCGCAGTACGCTGTCGCACAAGCTGATGCGTGAACGCACGATCTACTCCTTCCAGCATGAAGTGCAGTTTGACTGCCTCTAACGGCGCTCGCAGATGCGTCTTCTGAACGTCTTCCAACGCCTGGTACATGGTGTCGTTGCTGATGTCCGCCAGATCATGAATCACGTGCCCCTTGTACATCTCCGTCATAGCAGCGATCGCCGCTAACGGCCTAGGCGTCATCCACAGTAGATACACTTGTGGTACGACGCCGTATTCCTCCGTGGTCTCGTGCGCTTCCGCCGCAAACATTGCACGATCTCCCCAACGCTGTAGCTCTTCTGTCATGCTGGCTCCTCTGTGCTATATGGATCTGACCCCGTGAAGGAGGCGACTATCGTCTGGGGACAGTTGTTGTCGTTCCAAGCCTGCCGAGTGAGCAGGAGATACGAACCCTGATCTCCGTTGAAGGCGATGGTATCCTCCCCGTGCTCCGCCGTCTCTCCGATGGTGAACGTCTCATCCATTGTTCTGATCCTTTGGTATGGGTGTTGCTTCCGTATGGCCGGTGATGTTGATTTCCTCCCATTGCCTTGGCTCCCGGCCCTGGTCGGTGGTATGGCGATGGTACTGCACTAGTAGGTGCTCACACTTGACGACCTCGATCAACCCGCTGTTGTAGACGATGGTGATGGCGTCGTGGTCTGGCCGCACGAGCACTTCGTGTACGTTCTTCAGTTCATGTGCCATCAATCAGGGACCTTCTTCTGCGTCTCGGCCCAGGCGTCCCGAGCTTGATTGTGGAAGTAGTCCGCTATTCCACGCAACCGCCGTACCGTCCCGTATACGTCAGGCGGCAGTCCACCCTCGTACGAGTTCTGCAGCACTTCCACTGCCGCCAGGATGGAGTTGGCATAGCTATCTAGCGCAGGCGGACTGAAGACGTCCTGCCTACGAATGACCACGGCATCGTCTACCTTCCAAGCTTCCACCGCCTCGTCTACGCCTCCGAGTGGTTCGTTTCTACATTCTTCTACGAACTTGTAGACATCGTCCGCCTTCAGAACTACATACTTCTCGTCGTGCATCTGTCCTCCTATGTGTCGGGATCTATTACCCAGAATCTAGTGACGTATACCGCTCGGCGTGCCTGCCAACCTTTCTTCACTCCTTGGATCAGTACCACGTCGCTGTTCAGCTTGATGCCCCAGATGCCCCGCTTACAGTGCGGGTACTTCCAGCGGTCCCACGTGATAGTGACGAGCTCGTCCTCGTCCTCCCCAATGGCGATGACCCATTCATTCAGATGTGGGTCTTTGACCTCTTCCGGTTTGAGCTCTACCCCAGTGCGAGCGAAGTTGCTTTCGAACAGATCTCGCAGGTTGCGGTGGCGGATCATTCCCAGCCACACCACCGCCTCGTCATTGCCTCGGCTGTACGGTATCTCTAGCGACGTGTGCGTAGGAACCGGAAGCGCCCCGAGCTCGCCTCCTTCGATGGATTCACGTATAGAGTCCAGCCTTCTCTGGAGCCAGTGGACTCCGTAGGGATCGTCTCCGTCGCAGAAGGTTTGCCACGCTGCAGTCTTCTTCTCACCCACGCCACGAAGTTCCTGATAATGGTTCCAACCTCGGACGCCATACGGCTGTTCCTCCCTGAAGTTCACCATAGCGGGCGCTAGCTTGGGTCCTATACCGGGGATCTGTATCAGTCCGCCTAGTAGCCGCCCATCCACCGCCGACCAGCTTAGGCCGCTAGCGTTGGGGTCTGGTGGTTCTGCCGTGATGCCATGGCGGTGGGCGTCCCGCAGGTAGTTGAGCTGCTTATCCTCCGGCATCTTCATCAGGGATGCTACGTAGAACTCGATGGGGTGGTGGACCTTCAACCACATCGTCCACCAGGCTAGCATCCCATACGAAACACAGTGGGCCACATTGAACGCATATGAGCCAGCCGTTATACACATACCCCAGATGCGGCGAGCCTGCTCTTCCTCTAATCCTCGCTCCTTAGCGCCTTCCCAGAACTTGCCCCACTGCCGATTGAACTCCTGCTCGCCGATCTTCTTGCTTATGATCTTGCGAATGTAACTGGCGTGGGTCCAGTCAAATCCACCGATCTCTCGCACAATACGTAGTATCTGTTCTTGATAGATGATCTGGTAATGAGTCTGCTCTGCGATACGATCGTACAGTGGGTGGATCCTTTGAGGTCGCTTACGCCCCCACTTGATATCGACATACTCAGCACTAGCGTTATTATGCAGAGGGCCAGGGCGAGCAAGAGCGTTGACATCGCAAACTTCCTTGAAGGAATCTGGTTGGAGCTCAGCATTGACCGACCGCATAGCTCTTCCATCGAATTGGAATACACCAACCACGTCATTGCGCTGGAAAGCAGCAATAACGTCTGGGTCGTCAAGAGGAATATCATACAGTGCCTCCAACGGCATGTCGAGCATCCGCAGGCATTCAGCGATCATGCTCATTGTGTTCAAGCCAAGGATGTCGATCTTCAGGACGCCATACTTCTCAGCATCCTCCTTGTCCAGGCTGATGACCGATACCCGCTCATCCTTGACCTTGCGCTCGTAGGTGGCACAGATTTCCGTCAGGGGACCATTCGCCACCACTAATCCGGCAGCGTGTACCCCCATGCCCTTTACATTTCCCTCCAGGTCCATTGCCTTGCGGAGCTCTGGGTATTTCTCTACAACGGCAGCGGCAGCCTCGAACTGTTCGACGGTGTCTTCAATAGTAGCGGACGCCCGCAGGTCGCCCGAGCTACGTTCTAGAAGGAGTTCCTTCACCCGCTCCACTTCGTACACCGGGATGCGGTACACCCTGGCGACGTCATCTAGCGAGTTCTTACTCTTGTAGAAGGTGAAGGTGCCGATCGACCCTACGCAGGCCTCTCCATACTTTCGACGTGCATATTCCCAGATCTCACTGCGACGGTCACTGTCGAAGTCAAGATCGATATCTGGCAAGTCGGACCGGGTGAGATCGATGAACCGCTCGAATACCAGGCCAGGAAACACCATAGGATTGACCTCGGTGATTCTAAGCAACCAACACACGATTGAAGCTGCAGCGCTTCCTCTAGCAGGGCCAACCGGGATTCCAGAATTCTTGGCGAACTTGACGATGTCGCTGACGACGAGGAAGTAATCGACATAGTCCTTCTCCTGGATGATGGACATCTCGTACGTAAGTTGACGCCGGTAACGAGATTGCTCGCTACGATTGAGACGATCGCACTTGCGGTAGGCCCACCCTTCTCGTAGCCAGTCCTTGAATACCTGTACCGGGTCTTCACATGGATAGCGCAGGAATGGCAGGTGCGGTAGAGTGACGTTACACCGCTGTGCTATCTCCTCTGTGCTCAAGACTGCCTCGACAGCCTGCCTACGAGACAAGCCCGTCGATCGTAAGCGAGCAACCATAGCCTTGTCGCTCAGGGGAGGGCACAGCGGTACGTCGTAGCCCCAGGCCCGAGCCTGTTCCTCCAGGGTCTGCTTGTTGCCGCCTCGCACGTTGTGAAGAATCTGCTGCATCTCATTCTCTCGCAGCGTGGTGTAGTGAACGTCGCCTGTCGCTACCAGAGGGATATCGAGCTCGTCCCCTATGGCTGCCAGCATGGGATTGACCCGACAGATGTTCTCAAGCTGCGGGAATGCTTGAACTTCTAGGTAATAGCTATCCCCATAAAGACGCTTGAACCGTTGTGCCACCCCCTTCCCCCGCTCGTAGCTGGCATCTGCCGGGTCAATGTTCTTGCCGCCCATCAGACTAGTCTGTAGCAGTGACCCAGTACAGCCCGATAGCACGACCAACCCGTCCCGGTGCGCTTGTAGATTATCCCAGCCTGTGGTAGGCTCGTAGTAGAAATCCTGGAACGCCTGGCTGACGATCTCCAGTATATTGCGGTGGCCTGTCTGATTCTCTGCCAGGACCGTCAGGTGGTTCTTTCGTTGTGTTGCCCGTTCTCCCACGAGGCCGGTATACAACTCGCAACCGTAGATGGGCTTGATTCCTTCTCGCAGGGCGGACTGTTCCAGCTTGGACCAGGAGCTGACGTTTCCATGTTCTGTAAGTGCGAGAGCGCCCATGTTGAGCTCTGTAGCACGGCGGACGTGAGCTTCAGGCATCTGATAGCCGTCCAGGTAACTGAAAGTGCTATGATGGTGCAAGCTGACGTAGCGCATCGGCGGACGTTGTCTGAAGACATGGTGATTCTCCTCCTCGACCGGCCCATGCCCGAAGGCGTTGCCCTTGATGCTGTCGCAGCTTTCACCCACTAGTTCGCTCCCCAGGTATGACTGCCGCCAGCGGGACAACTGCTAGTGAACCTGTTCCTGACCATCCCGGTCACGAATAGGTAGGTCTCTGCGTACGGATAGAAGCCCTCGTTTGGACCGAAAGTAAGTTGAATAGCACCACATTGAGTGCACTTCTGAGAAGTCATTTGCCCTCCATCTGCCGAATGAAGAAGGCAGTGTAGTTGAGAATATCGTAGGCGTCGTCCAGGTCGACTAGCTCAGGATCGTCGTCATTGTGCTGAGAGTTCTCCCACACACGCTCTACTCGCCGCAGCTTGTCCCGCAGGTGCATCAGCTTGTCCTCCGGGCCGAACTCTTTCCAGATACCGCCCCGTTTCTTCTCTCGCTGCTGGTAGATCTGCATGGCCCTGGTGAACACCATCAGTTGCTGCACGTTGTCCAGCGTCATGTCAATGTCGAGATGTAGCAGTGCGTGACTGACAGAAGTAGACGGAAGTTTCGGCCACTCTGGGTCACTCGGATCGTATCCCACTATGTTCTCCTGTCTCATTATCCCAACGAACTAAGTCCAGGGTAATCCCCATCTGTACCTCGTTTATATTAGCCCGTGGCCTCCGTTCTTGAGTGGGGTGTGAATTGTGCTGCCGAGCGATCTGCCACACTGGCAGTCCTAGATCCTTGGCACGATCGAACTGGTCCGGAAGATCCTCCACTACACCTAGGATCCTATTGGGGTCGACAATCTCCACCAGGTCGCCATACTTGTCATCCCCGAATAGCAATCCCTTGAACTGGACGCCTTGCCGCTCCAGCCACCAGCGAGTGTCACCGTCTACATTATCTAGCCGTTGCCAGGGACGATTGCTAGCGATCCAGATATCTGCCTGTTGGCCCAGGCTGTGAAGCGAGCTAAGGGCTGAATGGTACGCCTTCATGAAGCGTTTCTGACCACCCTGCCGATAAGCCAGCTTGGCTTGGCGCCACTGATCCTTGCTTAGCCCCAGCCAGGCTTCGAAGTCGCCCGCTCCATCCCAGTCACATTCGACCGTTGGCATTCCCCAGTATGTCCGAACGAAGTTGCTACAGCTTTCGTGGTAGCGAGCTAGCGTGCCATCTACATCGAATACGACAACGGGCTTCACCTTGGCGCTGCATCGTTCACATAGCATTGATGGCCGCCAACGCTCCAAAGTAGGCGTCATGGGACAGCGGACGTTTCTCCCATTTGCCGTAGCGCCCCAGCCTGACTAGTAGATCTTTGCCACAGGTACAATCTGTACGCAACGGCTTATCTACCTTGACGGCAGGGTGATGCCCCGGCAGGAAGGCGTACTCCGTGAACGTATGGCCCCACAAGTTGCTAGCTCGGTACCACTTGAGGTTGGGGTTGCCATTGTAGACGATCTGCATCTCTCTACATTTCAGCTCCTGACTGATCCACACCCGCTGCCGAATGAACTGGTGCTCCGGCGTGATGCAGTAGCCCTTTGGAGGAATGGTGCTGAGGATGAGGCTGTGAGTAGCGTTCAGCTCCAGCACCATGGAGTAATCCACCGTGACGTCGATCACATTGTTGTGGTACATCTGCCACAGGTTGTGGTACGCCTCTTGTAGATTCCAGACCTCGTGAATGCCGTGGGCAAACTCCTCCCAGCTAGTTGGCGCCTCGATGTCTCCGTAGATCTTCTCGGCGTAGACATCACGGCTACCTATCTTGACGAACTCCACCTTGCCATCTGGCTCTACATCCGTGAGCCCGTGAATGGCACTATGTAGATACTGGGCCCCGCCGATACGGCTCGGGGTCTTCACGCTGAAGATATGCGGATCGTAGCCCGCAATGGCGACGGCGTGGGCCGCTAGTAATCCGGCGGGACCACACCCCAGTACTGCGATGTTGGTCATCCTACTCCTTTACATCCCGGAGAATCTCGTGTAGCACTGGGCTGATCTTGATGTTGGGACCGTCCCGATTGATCATCCTGGAGGTCCACAAGTTCTTGACGACTAGGTTAGCAGACTCTCTGCTCATGTTCAGCATGTCCATCATGTCCATCATGCGGAACGAGCCTTCCATATTCCGTAGAAAGCGAGCCAGCCCAACCTGGCCGGTGAGGTAGCTACGGGTATCGTCTCTGGCCTTGTTGGCGATGGCAAGATCCTCGAAATACTCCTCGCTCACTTTGCGATATCCGAAACTGTGCAGCCCGTAGATCCTGTCGATGAATCTGATTGCGTCCACCACGTGCGTCTTCCGGACAACGACGCACTCCCCACTACGGTCGGTTGAGTAAGTACGTGCCGCCAGAGCGACCGCCAACCTCGCAATCTTGAATCTAACATTAGCTGCCTGAATGAGCGGCGGGTCTTCGGTATAGCGACCGCCAAGAGCGAGAGCCGAGGCGTGTACAGCATCCACTGCTCCTGGTCCCCAAACAACCTGATCTGATACTCGACTCCACGCCCATAGGAGTAACTCGTGGCAGGCCTCAGAGTTGTATCGCCGCTCTGGAACATCGGCACGAGAAGCGTTGATTGCCTCGGAATCCACCTCGTCAGTCTTGACTGCCATGGCGAGGTCAAATCGGGCAATGTCCTCGTTGTTGCCGATAAGTGGCCTAATCGCCTGCACCCCATAGGTGTAGTTTGCCATACGTGCGTTTCGAGGATTTCCCATCCAAAGGAGACGGGTGCGTGCGAGTGTGCTCTCACTACGTATCTTGGTGAGCTGAGCCAAGCCGCTGCTTCTAATACTAGACATCTGGGCGATCTGATCTTTCGAGAGACCAGAGATCTCGTCCAGCACAACAAGCCTTCGATCATTGAGTGGTATGGTACCCCAGGTGATCTCCCATTCTCGTCCTTGCCCAAGTTGCTGTAGACCTCCTACTATGCCAGCGAATGTTGCGCTCTCGCAACTGACAATCTCGCCTAGCCCGTAGTGATGTGACAGCCTCTCTGCCGCTTCGCTCTTGCCTGTACGGGTGTCCCCCACAATCAGGGCTTCCAACCAGCCCTTGGTAATCAGAGTGTTGTCGAATCTAAAGCTCAACACACTATGGTACACCAGATCCATCAGCACATGCATCTCTGGCCGATTGACGATCTTAGTGATGTGGTTGCTCAGCTCTTTGGATATTTCAGCTGCTTTGCCCAGCGGCGATTGTCCAGGCTCAGGGCGAAACCTCTCAAGGATCGAGCCATTCGGTCGAGACGACTGATATAGATCCAGGCTAGTCTTCGTCGGAGATACATCCCAAGCTTGGAACTCGTTGTGTTGGTCCTTTGGAGACGGATATATAGTCCCCACGACCTCCACCGTATTGTTGGGCAGGGTGTCATGCCTTCCGACGGAGATAACACGGCGATTGGTGTGTTGGTGCCCTTCGGCCATTGGCTGGTCGATTGAGGCTCGGACATATAACTCCTCTACACTACGGAACTCTCGCACCACAGTATCCAACAACCCGCACTTCTGAGCGTTGATCAGCGTGCGCATGATCTCATGCATCTTGCTGTCCGGACTGCCGATCATATCCAAGATCATACGGTCGTCGGCGGGAATGGTGCGCACCGCTCTGCCTTCCATGTCGTTCATGGGACAGATCTGGCACTTGGCTCCAGCGGACTGAGTACAGCTGTATTCAATCTCCTTGGGTAGCTGATGTATGGCGGACCGCTTACCGCTGACCGTGACATTCATACGCATCCGGTCGCCTGCTCTGTCAGAGTTGAAGCTATCCAGAATTCCAACGTCTATCAGTTGCTTAGCAGTGAGCTCCGGGTCTCTGGTGCGCCCTGGGGTGGCGCTGATGAGATCCTTGAAGTCGTGCGGGGTATGCTTGTCGACGTGAAAGTAGTCTGTCAGGTCTTTGCCGTGTTTCTGGGAGAGAGGGTACGGAAGCTCAACCAACCGAATCTCTCGGGCGTCCCGTTGCAGAGCGACAGCGATCTTGCGACCACCACTCACTCCGGCGTCGTCACAATCCTGGCAAATGTAGACCACCTTGTCCAGGAAAGAGTGATTCCACTTATTGTGCCAGACAGCAGCAGCTGCCGTCCTGGTCACGGCCGGAAAGCCGTTCTGGATGGTTATAAGAGCGTCCCACTCTCCTTCACACAGGACAACTTCGCTTGCATCCTCCATCGCCGCAATGGGATACAGGACAGGTTCATTATGTCCCGTCACACCCCAGATCTTGCGACGGTTCGGTCCTGGGTCTAGCTTGTAGAAGCGGACATTGAGGATCTCACCCTGGCGGGAGCGCACGGGTATCGTGTAGGCGGCATTAGCGTCGTCCCATCCGATCTGATATCGCTTGAGCGTATCGACCGAAAGTCCTCGAGCCTTGCGTAGTGCCGCCAGAGCATCCTTGTTCCTCCCAAGGGATCGATGAAGCTTGTAGACGGAATCTTCTGTGAGGTACTCCTCTCCGGATATTGAGTCGAAGTCGACGAACTCGGCAGTTGTGTGGGGCTTGTGACCATTCGTACTCTCCCACTTCATGCGTTCGATGAGATCTGGTATCGGACCGCCCGTCCTGCAAACTTGGCAGAACCATACTCCGTTCTTTACGTTTACACTGGCGCTACGTGTCCTGTCGTCGTGGAAAGGGCAGTGCATGCCCCATTCTCCATCAATATTCGCCCGCTCACCCTGGAGGAACGGCTTGAGTTCACGCAGCTGCCTTGGCGTGACAGCTGGCAATCGCCTCTCCTATCTGCGATTGACTTCATCAGGGTCGCTATCGTAGAACTCATGCTTCGTGAGTCCGAAGATCTTGTTGTACTCTCGAGGTTCAACGAGAGCTTCGCCCGTAGCAAACATCTCGGCTGTTTCTAACAACCTCGGCCCGTTCATGAAGTACCAGTAACATGTGCCTCCGTCCCATTCTGTCCGCTGGCAACTAAACCCACACATCTTCAGGTACGTCACTAGAGCCATGTCGTTGCTGCGAAACTCAGGCATTTCTGCTGCTTCTGCTGCTGACATGAATACTCCTAGCTAAGGGTGGGGGTCCCCTTGCGGTAACGGGTAAGCGTAGTCCATCGCCGCTATTGAGGACGGCCCAACGTCTTGTCATTCTGACGTGAGCCAGGCCGTGCCCCTGAGCAGGGGAGCTAGCCCGACGGCCTGACCCACGGCCTGGGCGGGCGGACGGGAGAGCTCAACGCTTCGGCGGCGTTGCGGAGCTCTCCCGCCCGACCTAGTTCATTCGAACGGATCTACGTTGTCGTCTGACCGCAGCTTCTCTCGCAGAGCGTCTTCGTCGTCCTTCTTGAGGACTCGGAGCTGACGGTTCTTCATCTCGGTGACCAACGCTGCTCGATCCATGGCGTCGTAGTCGTCACCCTCTGCTTCCGGCTCTTCTTCGGCGGCGTAGTACTCCGGCTGGAGCTCGAGAATGCGGGCCACCTTGTTGGCCTTACCCTTGATCCCCTTGGGCTTCTCCTCGCCGTACTCCGTGAGGATCTCGTTCAGGCCGTTGAGGTCCATAGCGGTGAGGTCGGCTTCGGTGTAGCCCTCTTCCTCAGACTCTTCCTCGTCCTCGTCCTCTTCGGATTCCTCTTCGTCTTCGTCCTCGTCGCCTTCTTCGTCCTCGTCTTCATCCCCCTCGTCGGCGCTGAAGTCCTCGTCGTACTCGTCCTCTTCCGTGTCGTCCAGAATATCCTCGTCTTCTGCTTCGAGGTAGGAGCCGATCTTGGCCGAGTATTCGCCGTTGAAGGTATCCCCTCGTACCCGGATCTTCACCGGCATGCCGACGACATCTTCCGTCTTGAATTGACCCTTGCGCTTCTTGATGGTAGCGATGCCTAGTACCTGTAGGAACTGGTCCATCTTCCACTGGGCTGCCTCGCTGAAGCTGATGTAGTCGAACAGGCGGGCACCCTTGAACTGCTTGTTCTTGGACTGGGTGATCTCCACCACGATCTCCAATCTGGGAGCGTCCTTGTCGGGCTTGCCGTTGCCGTCCGCCTTATAACCGGGCTTGCACTCCCGGATGATGGCGCCATAGACGCCCGGTGTGGGCGGGACGAATCCCTTAGCCCGATCCGGGTCGCTCTGGCTGACGTCGAACTTTACCGTGGGCATCCTGTCTTCTCTCTTTCTGTCAGGTGGCCTTGCGGGCCGTTGTGGACCTTACCCTACCCGCCGCCTTCTTGACGGGGCGACGGCGGCGCTGTTCTAGATTTACAACAGGGGCATCATGTTTCCCAAGGTTGGGTAACACCTTACTGATCTCCTTCATCCATCCGGGAATTCCGGTTGTGGGGTCAATGAGGCCATTCTTGCCGGTCTTGACGTACCACTCTTTCCCCAAACAATGAAACCTGTTCTTGGCCATGATCCCTGCCCGCTTGGTGAGGATGATCTTGCGGACGTCATCCTCCTTGCGGTGCGCCACCGTCATGTAGCCCACCATTCCCATGTAGCCACAGAGCTTCTGGGCGAACTTATCGCCTCCACCTTGGAACAATGGCATCTTGAGCTGGTTGCCCGCTGGGTCTTCTACCGTCATGACATGCGCAGTGATGCCGAAGTTGATCGGCAGCGCTACCATCCAACGCACCCATAGACCCATCCGGTTCTGGTTTTCACCGTACTCCGGCCTATCTGGTCTGTAGATGCTGCGATTGCTCTTAGCTGCCGCTACGTCCGCCATGATCTGGTCCAGCCCCTGCTCTTGCATCAAGGTGCCGTTGTCCAACCAGACCCATTCGAACTCCTGCGTTCCGCCATGGCGTAGATACTCATGCGCTTCCAACAGGTCATTGTGATCTTCCATGACCCACTTCTCTGCCTTACTGCCGTGAATAGCCATCGGCGTTGTCTCGTTCGCATTGCTAGCCAGAATCAACGCCTTCTCGCTGGTTCCTGCAAATACGGACTTTCCCGCACCTGGCTCGCTGAACAGCATCACATTGACGAAGTTGTCATCCGTCGCCACCGGCACGATGGCTTTCGGTCTTGCCATTCCTGTCCTCCTATTGAGTGGGCCAGGACCGCCCTCGCAGACGATCCTGACCCGTACCAACCAAACGACCCTACCCTACTACTTGCGGCCTCGCTTTAGTACCCGGTTGGCCTTGGCATGAATGCGGTTCTTAGAGGCGAGGGAGAGCTTGCCCTTGCGATGCATCTGCGTGGCTCGGGCCTTGGCGTTAGCGGCGTGCTTGCGATCGTGCATGGGGTACTTGCGACTCCCCGGCAGACCGAACTTACTCTTCGAAATCTTCTTGCGACTAGCAGCCTTCACTGTCAGGCTCCTTGCTTGTTGGCTGGCGGCTGGGGCGGTTGCTTCTTGTTCCGGCCCTTCTTGGTCTTGACAGGCTTCTTGAAGTCCGGTGTGTTGGGAGTCCCCGCCGTCTTGAAATCTGGGTTGGTCTGAGGAGTGATCTTGCTTGCCGGTGGTGCCTGCGCCTTCTTGACTCTTGCCATCAGTGCTTCCTCCTGAAGCGACCTCTTGCGTCCCGAGGGTGTTTCTCGTCCAGTGATCCTATGACCTTCACGGCCAAGTTGCTCAACTTGCCCTTCTTGATCTTCTTCACCGGCCCACCCTTGACGTGCTTGGCCTTCTTCGCTTTCTTAGCTTTCTTAGCTTTCTTGGGTTTGGGCGGCTTCTTCGTCCTCGCCATTAGCGCCTCCGCTTCCGAGCCCGGTTGGGCAGATTCCTGATGGGATGCTTGACGCCTACACGCTTGGCTTCCCGGACGAACTTCCTAGCCACACTGGGCTTCTGCGAGAACAGGTATCTCGCCTGCGCCTTGCTACGGAATGGTCTCCTAGCTGGCATCAGTGACTTCTTTCTAGCTCGATCTCGTGGGCTTCGTACGGCTCCCACGTGGTGTAAAGGCTACGCCTTATAGCTCGCCAGTCGCTACGAGCCTCGTGTACCTCGCACATCTCCTTATGATCACACCAGTTGCAGTGTTGGCCTGGAGTCTTGGTGATCTTCAGCTTGCCCTGCCGAGCTAGGGCCATCTCCCGCACTTCCGCCAAGGTACGATTCAGCATACTGATGCGGTCGCCTTCGCCTCGGTACACTGGCTCTCGCTTGAACAGTGGCGGCGGCTGCCGTACACTGATGGTGCCATTCTGATTGAGGTACAGTCCCTCTGAATTCATGGGACGCTGGTCTGCGAACGCTTTCCTCAAGCGGTTGTAGAGGACATAGTCCACGAATTCATCCGGCCCTAGTATCCCCTTGGCCTTCAGCCAGAACGGTGCGAATGTGAGGTAGCTCCCCGCCTGCTCATCGTTCCAAGTAGGAGCGCCGAAGGGAGCCAGGTTCTGGCCAGTCTTGGTCTCTAGTACTACCAGCCAACCCGTGAACAGATCTCGCCATATGCCGTCGGTGGTGCCGACGTAAGTGTACAGGTACTTCCCTGTCTTGGGATGGAACACATCCACTTGGAACGTCATCTCGCTAGCGATCACTTCGTACCGCTCGTCGTCCCCGTACTCGGCGACGTAGTTGTCCAGCATCTCCACCCCTAGATCTTCCGCCGTGATGGTGGGGTCGTCTTTGATGGGGAAGATCTCCTCTGCTCCATCCTCCAGCATCTTGCGATAGATGCGAATCAGATGCTTGGAAGGCTTTCCCCTGCGCTTCTTGCCTGGTGGGTAGTACGCCTCTAGCGACTTGTGTACCAGGTCTCCGAATCCTAGAGCAGGCCGAACGTCCTTGGGCCTCAGGTGCTCCACGTAGGACCACCACCACTGTTGCCTACAGGTCTTGTAGCAAGTTCTCTCCGAGGTCCGGATGGTTACTAGCTGTTCTGGCATCCTATCTCTTTCCTGTGAAGAACCCACGCTTCCGGAACTCGAGCACCTTCTTGTTGACTTCGCTCTTATCCAGCACACGCTCCTGAATGTATTGCTGGATCGTGGCGTTAGTCCGTACGAAGTACCCTACTACTTGGTGGATGCGGGACGCTCGGTGCAAGCGATCAAGCGCCTGCTCCTGGTCGTCCGGGTTCCAGGTTTCGTCTAGGAAGATAGCGGTAGATGCCCGGTCCAACGTGATACTGACGCCACCCGCCGTGGTGGTGCAGACCATGACCCTGGGCCCGCCTGGCGCTTGGAACTCTGCCTGTAGGTCCGCCCTGCGCCGGGTGCTCACGGGACCAGTTATCTTGGCGCTGGGAATCTTATGTTTGAGAAGGTACTCGTACACCATGCTAGCCATGCGCTCGCTCTCCGTGAAGATGACCACCTGTTCGTCCCCCGCAGCATCCTCGTCTCCCGTGATCCCACGCTCTCCCAGGAGGTCCATGATCACCGGCAGCTTTGGGCTATCCTCGGTGGGATGCAGCTCTATGTACGGTGGCTCATCCGGGTCAGGATCAGGAATGATCTTCACGGTCTGCACAGCGTTAGCGAACTGCTTGAGACGAGCGTACTCAGCCAAGATGCCAACGGCACTCAGGTTGTAGTCGTCAATCCTGACCTCCGCCATATCTTCGAATTCAGTGTACTGCTCCTCCTGCTTCTCAGTCATCGGCACTACCATATCGATGATCTGCTTTGGCGGCAGCCAGGGCAATACTTCGTCCTTAGTGCGGCGTATCATGCGTGTGCTCAGCATAGAGTAGAACTGCTGTTCCATGCCCTTCCGAAGAGACTCGATCTTCTTGTAGCCATGATCTTCGACGATGTCTAGCCACATCTCGGCGAAGCGCCATTTGCTACTGAACTCATCCGGATCCAGGATGTTCAGCGCAGCAAATAGCTTGATGATCTTGCCGCCCATAGGCGTGCCGCTCATCAGGATCTTCTTGTCCGCCGTGATACCCCGCACACCTTTGTGAGTGCTTGTGTTGCCCTCTCCCAATCCGGCCAAGTGAAACTCGTCTAGTGTGAAGCTGTTCCACTCAATCTCCTCGAACTCGGGAAACACAGGAAAGAACTCTTCCCGACAGCCACCCTTACGAGCGCACTTGCGGAGCTCGTTCTTCTTGATGCCGTTCTTGCCTACATGATCAGCACAACGCTCGAAATCGCTGTCGTACGTCAGGGTAGCAGGATTGGTGACTAGCCAGAATGGTTCGTCCTCCTCCCAGAGCCACATCACCTCCTGCATGGTACGAATGCGACGTTCCCGCCCATCCGGCATGATGTAGATAGGGTGGGGCTGTAGCTCTAGCAGCCAGTGCTCCCACACGGAGTACAGCGAGCTCCTAGGTGCTGCCACCAGATGCGGCCCATTCAGCAATTCTCCCTCCTCTATGGCCGCAATGAGCTCGATGGTCTTGCCAGTACCGGGATGATTGGCATTGATGACACCCGGTACCAACGCCATGAAAGCCACGTCCGCTGCCTGATAACTAGCGTCGCCCGCTAGGTGTTCTTCCCGCTCTTTCTTCGTGTAGTACGGCCCCTTCGGCCCCAGGTGGATCATCTCGTATAGATCCTTGTTGATCAGGGGCAGTCGCTCCAGAGTGGCGGTGTCACCTGTGCTGAGGGCAGACAATTCCCTATGAAGGCGCAACTTCTCATTAGCCCACTTGCGGAAACGAGGCGTCATGTCTGGCTCTATGATGTCGTGAATCATGCGGGCCAGCTCTACATCACTCTTGAAGTACCAGTAAATCTCGCCCTTGTCCGGCTCCTTGTCAACTGCCTTGAAGCGAGCTCCAGGAAGCTGCTTCACCTTGTTGACCAGAGCGGTGTTGTAGTCGAACCTCAGTATGATTCGACTCTCATCCTCGTTGAGGTCTATCTCCGGTATTCTCAAGTCGTTTCTCCAGTTCCAACAGCCATTCGATGAACTTATCCATGTTGAGGATTACTCTCGTCTCTTCTCCTCCCCTCCAAGTCTGCCAGCTCAGCAGCGTCTCTCCCGGAAAGCCCAGATCCAACAGCTTGGGCTTGACCACCGTCTCTACGTAGTCCTCCAAGAATTCGTTCTGTGCTCTGCGAGCCTCACCTTCCGCTTTCTGACGTTGACGCTCTCGTTCCTTGCCGGCGTGGATTCCACACATGAACAGCTCATCGTCCACAACTGGTCGATTGCAGAGTTGGCCATAGTAGTCGCTGCGGTCACTGGTGAGTTGATGGCCGCAGTAGCCGGTGGGCAGGCAGCGCCGAGTGACACTGCGCATCTCGTCTTTCCACTTCGTGCGATGGTCGTTCACCATCATATCCACAGGAGGACAATTCTGGGGATGGTCCTGGTCGACTGGCGCAAAGTGATCCCAGTACTGCGACTTCCGGTAAGCCCATGGTTCTTCTTCTGGCACTTCCCGGTCTGGCGTGCGTGCGTCATAGCGGAACATTGTCTCCCACACACACAGCATTCCACAGAAGCGACACTCGCTTGTGGTTCCGTCAGCTAGTGCCATTCACAACCACCTTCTGCAAGCATTGATCATGATCTTGTATCTCCTTTGTGCTTCGTACGGATTGTTGCCTGTCAGTTCGTAGTAAGCCTCCGGGTGTTTGGTGACCATGTGCAGCACGGTCAGAGTTCTGGCCATGTCCTCGAATTCCATGTATCGTTCCCACTCACAACCAGGAACGTTACAGTAGGCACCGAACGTGCTATCAGTGCCAGTTTCAATCTTGTCTTCTAGGCCCATGGTCGTTCCTCTCGAACTTGGTACAGGGGTGGACTGGTCTGATCCGCTGGAAGAGTGTCAGCATCCAATCTTGTAACAGATCGCTTCTGCCCTCCACTCCTCCTGTGGCCTGAATGATTTCATGTTGATAAGCCAAGCGACCACAGTTTCTACAGCGCCAGTCTTCTAGCATGTTGGCCCCTAAGCCTCCCGAACACAGGGGACATAGCACTGGCCCTGCCCCCAATTCCAGACCAGCTACGGCCCACCCTAGGGTAGCGGGTAGGGGCGTCCCGGGTGGCGGGGTGGCCCCTACCCAATGAGAAGCGGGGCCAGTCGAGGACGCTGGCCCCACTCCTCCTTCCAGCGTGGGTGGACACGCCAGAACTACGCCGAGACCCGAACGATGTCGCTCAGCTTGACAGCGTGGGCGGCACCCTTCTTGTCGCTGAAATGAAGCTCGCCCTTGGCCAGCTTCTGGACCGTCTTCACTTCCATGGAACGAGGACGTCCGCTACGGCCGACCTTCATGGTGTGGCCCTCGATGCGGGTCTTCAGCTCGTCCAGATCCATGTCGGCGATGTGCTTGCGCCCAGGATTCAAGTTCTCCTGGGCCGACGCCTTGGTGGACTTGGAAGCCTTAGCCGCCTTCTTGACCGGAGTCGCCGCCTTGGGCGGAGTCTGACCGTTGGGGTAGCGACCGCCCTTGCCGATCCGATTCCCGATGTTGTCCTTGCCGGAGCTCTTGGAATAAAGCGTCCGCAGTCGGGCTTCGCTCACGTTGGTGCGAGCCGCAATCTGGCCCCAGGAAAGAAGCTGACCATCTCGCATACGCACCGCTTTAGCGCCAAGGTCCTCTTCGTTCTTGAAGCTAACGAAGTCCTGCGGTGCCAGGTGGCCTCGCATGTACAGAACCTCGACCAGACTTCGGCCCAAGCCAACCTGGGTGCCGATCTCCTTGAAGCTGAGCTCTTCCGTGTCCCTCATGCGGACAACGTCCTTGGGATCGACGGTGGCTGCCTTACCACCCCTGGGAGTCGCCGCCTTGGCCGGAGGAGCCGCCTTCTTAGAGACGGCTTTCTTGCTGGCGGCCACCTTCTTGGCAGACGCCTTCTTGCTTGACCGCTTCACTGCTGCTGGCATTACTATCTCCTGTTCTCCGGGGCTTGTCCCCGGTAGGGGTAGTGTATCACTCCCCTAGAGTTCGTGACGGAGTAACCCGTCATCCTGCGTATGGCGGCGGATCGGACCCCGCTGGGAGACAGACCCGAGTGTCTCTGGGATCTGGCGTGCATGGTTGGGGCGTCGCTGGATTGGACGGATCCACTAAGAACTGACCCGTAGGATCCATGGTAGTGAAGCCCAGGGCCATCGCCTGTTGCGCCTCCGGCGTGGGTGTTGGTGGGCTATCTGCCGCTAATCCGAAGGGGATACAGTCGCAGAATATCGGCAGATAAGCGTGGGCCGTAGCGTCACACAGGAAGTGAGTACGGAAGAACAGCATATCTCCCTCGGTACCAGATCCGAAGTACGGCACCAGCGCATAGCCGCAGGCGTAGTTGTGACGCAGAACCTGACGTTCCCACGGCCACTCCGCCAGACACGATGACCGATCAGCGACGCCTCCCAAGAAGTCTGAGTAGAACCACCACGACCACTCTTCTTCGTTCTCCAAGCCGGGATCATTCAGCCACGACCACACCGTCGCATCTGCCAGGTCGTTCATACCGATCCAGCACGACGCCATCTCGTGCTCATGCTCCGGCGGAGGCGGAGGCATGAAATGAGGATGAACGTACATCCCGTTGGGCCAACGCTCGTCGTAGGGATACTGCCGCTCGCACGCCGTCAACGATGCCACCAGTACTAGCGGAAGGAGTATGAACACCACCCGCCTCATCGTGGGGGCCTCAATCCCTTATCGCCGCCCAGCTTACCAGCGGAAGGCGGGAAGTTATTGTCGATCACGAATCGAGCGACAATCCAAGCGCCACCCGCTATGGCAGCGGCTCCTAGTAGTACCAAGATAATCATTCTTCTCTCCTGACTATGTTATCTCCTAGGTCTTCCGGAATCGGACCTTGGGCCCATTCCAGATGGTACTGATCCCTGGGTTCTCCATCCCAGTTGCTAATAGGATCGTTGGGAAACCAAATCTCCGGGAAGAAGAAGTTGGCCTCCGGCTGATCCTGTATCCCAGACAGAAACGCCCTCAACCCTTCGGTGGCACGTAGCCGGGTGGGGAATCCATTAGGTCCTCCCCGTGCTCGGAAGCAAACCGGAATGATGTGCCAACTGTCGCTGTCTTCCACTATGTCACCACCACTGTTCGGAAACATAGCTGGAGAACCTGACTGTAGTCCTCACAGCTTGTGGCCTCCTGTACAAATCTGACGGCAGCCTCCCTTCCATGCTTGGTCTGAATACCTCGCCTCACCAGGCCGATGAGGTTGAACACGTTGCCGTCCTGATTGGTGAACTGCACCGTGACGTCTGGATAGGTGACGTTCACCTGACCGTTACCTTCCCCTTGCTGACCTTGATCTGGCCATACCAACGCCGTTCCCGATGCGGGTCCGGCCCGACGAAGGTATCGTCCAGCCCTTCCGGCAGATTGGTTCCGGTGAACGTCATTCCAGCGTGCTGCCCGTAGAGGCTGTCATTCACCCAGACCACCGCACCGGGATCCTGCCGCATCATAGCCAGGACCATCTTCTTGGTTCTGGGGCGTGTACCGTTGATCAGTACGCTGTAGCCCATTAGAACCGCAGCCTCCTGGCGCCCCATAGCTCACCGTCGTCGCCGATGAGAATGATGCGGTCGTCTTCGGTGTGAAACAGTTCAGTCAGGTGCACCCGAACTATCTGAGGGTTGGGGGCAGCTTCGACCGCAGCCGAGGATTTGACGACTGCCGCCTTACGGGCCTTAGCTGCCTTGCGCTGAGCGGCCTGCTTCTTCCTACGCTCGATGGCCTGTGGTTCCTGGCTGACGACGCCGTGCGCCTTACTACGGTGCACCGCCAAGCCACCCTTCGACTTCTGCAGCGCCCCGCATTCCGGACAGTTGAGATTCTCTGTTTCCGGTTGCTGAGCTACTAACGGATTGAAGGGATTGTCTAGTTCGGTCACTACTGTCCTCCTGTATGATTTGGTATTACGTCCCTACTGTACTAGTTGGGTGTCCTTCCAACCTGCATTGGCAGAAGCGCATTTGCATTCTCTCGCAATGGTGGTGCAGCCCGCCGTTACAGAGCACGCACCAGTTCAGTATGTGCTCTCCTTTCTTCGGTTGTTCATCTATGAACCAGGCCACCTGCCCGATGACGTCACTCTTGAACTGTCGGCGCCTGGTCATCTTCGATCGGTATCCCACCAGAGAACTCTGGCACGTAGTCGTCGACGATCAGCCGAGCGTCAGCGTGGTGATCGCTCATGTAGCAGCGGAACTGCCACCCTGTTTCATCCTCTGGACTGCCGCCGCCGACGGTCAGGATGATCTCCCAAGGGTGATCTTTATCTGGATTTGGACTGAGCTTCCAAGTGTCACCGAACTCGCTATTGAGCTCTTCCTCGTACGTGACAAGGTTGCCAAGAATATCCGCCTGCCAGATCCCATATGGATCGACCAGATCCGGAGCTTCCCCTGCCTTCCATCCGTGGAACTTATCAAACGCATGACCACTAGCCATGTTCCTCCTCCGGGAATGGGTTATGTAGCTCTGCGTACAGCTTCTTCACTGCTATTTCTGCTCCTCTCATGGCGATCAGCCCACACATGATGCGCCAAGAGTGCCTGCTGATTCCGAACTTGGACCGCAGCCGCTCCAACACTTCGTCCTGCTCCAGTGTCCTGTTGGCCTCCCGAGCGCATTCCTGCCACCAGCGAGGCGAGGCCGCTACGGACCACACGCTACGGGGAGTGCTTGACGGCATCAATCTCCTCCTCCGTGGCACCTTCGCCTGTGGCGATGTCTTCCCAGTTCTCGATCTCCGCCTTGCGATCTTCCAACTGCCGATAGAGCCCGTAGAGCTTCTGCAACGCCTTGGTCTTCTCGCTGACCACCCAGTTCTTAGCACCGGGCAGGCTCAGTTCCAGGTGCGGAATCTGACAGATGCGCAGAACTGTCATTCCGTCCACCGTGATCCAAACGACCTTGCTGTCCTCTCTCACGTCGATCTGCACCCCGTACTCTGGTGCGGTGATGTCTATCTGTTGGTACTTCATTTCTGTCATTCTTCCTCCTCATCGTCAGCCATGGCAATGTCCACTCCCATAGTGAACAATCCCACTGCCACATGCTCCGCTACTGTTTCTGTGTGGTAGTGAACGCTGTATTCACATGAGTCTGATTCGTTCATGGGCGTCCAACATGCAATCACTGCGAACTCACTCAGAAGACTTTCTGGGTAGTCAGCCTCAAACGCCTGAGCGTGCTGCACGATCGCCTGCCGTAGCGCCATCTCGGCTTCAGCCTTAGTATCCGTCAATCAAGCTCCTTGGGCCGGGAGCCTCCAACACCCCGGCCACGCCCCGTCAGATCGGCATTAGCTCCTGCTTGCCGTCCTCGCTGGGCCCCTTCAGCGCTGTAGGCTCGCTCTTGTATCTTGCGATAGCGTACCGGCTTCCGGCGAGCGACGCAGTTGGGGCGCTGGCACTTAGGATCATTACAGCGATGGCACACATCACAATCACAAGTGGCGGGATGAGGTCGCTTCTCCGGGAAGTTCTCATAGAAGAACTCCATCAGGTCCTCAAATATCGACTTGAGGACTAGCTCCTTACCAGTGGTGGCCTCGCTGGTTGCGTTCTGCATCTTCCACAGCCGAGTACGAACCTCGCTCACGTACCCATCAATGAAGCTACGCAGGTAGGTCTTGGGGTCGCTGTAGATGCGCTTGCGATCCGTGTCCTTGCAGAACTCCGTGTACTCCTTGGTGAAGCGAACGCCAATGGGCCGTGGCATCTCTTTCAGGTACCACTTCTCATTGACCTGCGTCCAGCGGTAGTCCTTCTCGAAGTCCTCGTCTGTCGGAACGAATTCCTGCTTCTCCTGCCAGTAGCTGTAGCCAGGAACCAACTTCTTGTTGGACTTGTGGTCACTGCGAGTGCGCTCGAACCTCTCTGGAAAGGTGCGAAGCAAAGCCGGATAGATGTCGGCCCACTTCTGGCCGGACTCCTTCAGGACCGCCAGGCTTTCCTCGTACCCCAGTGCTTTGGAGGCATGCGGGCGGACCTGGGAGGACATGTGAATCCGTACACTGGTGAATAGAACGTCCAGGTACTCGAGATCGGCGGGATAGCCGACGATCTTGGATTTCTGCCACCCCCACCAGCCGATCTTCACTCGGCAGTGCTCTGCCAGAGAGTAGAACAAGCTGCTGAGCTGATCCTGAACCTCGTACGGCGCATCACCATACTCGTACGTCCGTAGCTCCGGCCTCTGCCGCTCCGTACCAGTGTTGAAAGCTAGCTCGAATTCCTCAATGGCGTAGATGGTCATCAACTCATCTGCCTTGTTGCGGTATGTCTGAGCGGCTTCACTGTTGCCGGTTTCCTCGTAGCTATCGGCCGTATCGATCAGGCCTCGCACTCGGCGCAGCAGATCTTCCCGGCGTTGGCTACTGGTCTGTTGGTCGCTCATCGACCATTCCTTTCTTGTTGTGCTGACACCCCAGTCTACCCTGCAGCCGGAGTTCTTGTTGGTTCCAGCTCAATGGCGCTCAGCACCGATTGCAGGTTCTCAATCTGACCCTGCCGATCCTTGAGCCATTGGCTGTCCTTGATGTTGCGATGGTCTGTTGTACGCTTGGCGATGCGGTGTTCCACCTCCCTCAGCTCTCGTAGCACCAGGCGGCGAATGGTGCTGATCTGCTTGTCGGTGAGGACACAGTCATTCAGATCCGACTGGGCCATTGTTCTCCCTTCCGAGGGCTATCTGCATTGCCCTGATCTCTCGCTGCCGTTCGTCCCAGGTCTCTCCGAAGTTACGCCGCCAAACCTCGTTCACTTCTGCTGGGAACTCTGTGTAGTTGCTGATGCATACTCCTTCCGCTATGTCGTGAAAGACATCGTCGCTGTTGATCTGCGGATTGTCCTCTAGACAATCACTCACTCCTTTCTCAATGTCGGTGATCATCTCTTCGTACTTCTCTTCGTTCATACTGCAATCCTCACTCCCACGACGGGGCCATGGCACTTGGGGCACCACAGCTTCTTCCTGGCATTCCTATGGGCATCCGGCGGCTTACTGACGGGCTTGAGCTCTCTTGTTCCTCCTTCGTACCACTGCGGATTCCAGAAACAGCCCTTGCGGAAGGTAGCGGTGACGTGGCGGCACTCGCCCGTGTACTGCATTCCCTTGCAGAACTCCTGCTTCGTCACATTGAAGCAGCTAGGTTGGCTCTCTGCTCCGTACCAGTGCACGATGTACTTGTCACCAGTGGAGCCAATCACCTCGAACTCGCTCCAATAGTCGGCGCAGAACCAAGCCGGTACGATCTCAGCTGGCATTGTCCGCCTCCGCCATGAGCTGGTCGATCTTGAGAAGCTGCCGAGCGCACCGTTCGTTGATCATATCTCGGGCTTCGTACACGGCCATGTTCACGGCGTAGGGATTGCCCTCCTGGTCGAACTCCAATCCCAGGATCTGGACCTCCTCCTCCACCATACCGGCCCAGGCCATGCGGCCGGACGCCTCGAACAGGAACTCGGTGCCTTCGTGCAGCTTGGCGGCGTAGGCCGTCGCCAGGTCCCAGTTGTCCATCTCCACAGCCTGAGCGTACAAAGCCTCGATCTCCCGTTGCATGCTGACCGAGTTCTCAATCAGTTCCAGCACTACCTTCCTTCTGTCTTCCTTGTTCATGTAGTTGCCTCCAATGCTTGCTTGGTGGTGACCAGAGCCTCGACGTTATCGGCGATCGCCCCCACTACATCCAACGGGCTGGTGGAGTTGGGCTCGTGGAAGGCGTACATCTCGAACACCAGCGCCACGATCAGGTCGCCCAACTGATTGACGGCGTCCTCCGGCTCTGCCTTCTCTTCCCGCAGGTCCTCCGCCACGTCCCGAGCCTTGAAGATCATGGAGTGGTTCATGTAGCTCGTGTCCATCTTCAGCAGATCCATGGCGGGCTTGACGGAGCCACGATGCACCACCCAATGGCCCTCCTGTTCTCCTATCATCACCTCCATGGAGTCGAGCTCCTGGTTGGCCTCGAACGCCTGCCGAATGAACTCGGGGATCTCACGCTCGGGCTCCCAGTGCCCGTTGTGATTTGCTGTCAGTTCGTGCTTCACCCTTCTCCTCCTCCCTGGTGGGCCAGGAGCGCCACCTTGGTCAACAGCAACGACTGATCGACGGCTTCCTGCTGCTCCAAGTAGAAGCTGACGCAACGCCGACCGTCTACCTCATCCGGCTTGCCCAAGCTGAAGAAGTCCATGATCTTCGGAGTGGGCTCGACGAAGACGTACACCTTCCCCTCTTCCGGACTCATGGTAGCCAGCATCTCGTGGGTCAGGGTGATGTCGAATTCGTACTTCATTTGAACCTCCTTGGTTCATGGTTGAGTACTGCCTACCAGTAAGGGTAGCGTGTCGCCACCGTTCTTGCATACAGGACAGGCTCGGTCAAAGTGACCGGACCGTTTGAACCTCCTTTCATCGTTGCGAGTACCGACCCACACTCGGCAGAGCACAGGATCGCACCCCTGGTCGAACGCCGCTTTCATTATCTTGGCGCCGGAGCCGATCTTGTGCGCCTTCTGCCGATCGATGACGGCCTGGGGGTCGTTCCCTAGCACAAATCCTACGTAGTGCTCTGCCCCGTTGCGGCCTGTTCCTCCTAGCCGATGACGGAAGTGGTACATGTACAGGAACCCAGGCAGACCCCAGGCATCAAGGGCCACGGTAGATCCTGGGCGGGAAGCACTTGGCGTCGTGGTTGGCGATGGAGGCTCTAGCAATCCAGCCACGCTCGATGGATTGGTTGGATCCCACGCCTGCGGGCGTGCCGTTGAAGAAGATCATCTGGTGCTTACCTTCACCCGGCCCATAGCCAGCGAATGGCATCAGGAACTCCCGAGGCTTGTTCCAGACACCGGGGATGCGGTTGGTGATGACGTGGTACTTCTGTCCTTCTATCATGCTGTCACTCCTTCGGGGTGCAGTTAGTCGTTTATCCATGAATACCATGAGACGTGGTCACGAATTCTGCGTCGTAACTCTCCCCTTTCTACTAGTGTCTTGAGCCAGAGCTTGGCGACCTCTCGCTCGCTGGGCTGGGCGATGTCTTTCAGACGGAACGGGCTGGTTCTCGGTAGAGCTCGTTGGTAGAAAGTCTCGCTCCAGTGGGTGTGAAGCCATGGGTCCATCTTGATGTTGGGGTGCGGTGTGCGCCGCTTGAGGGTGTCTCTACGCACCCATCCTCCTTTCCTGTGCTTCGATGGCTCGGCTCTCCGCCAGGTCTTTCTGGAATGCTTCCCAGGCTTCCAGCAGTTCGGGCGGGTTGTTGTGAGGATCTGGCTCCGCTATCTTACCGGAGCCGTCGCATTCCTCGCAGCGCACATCGTACCAACCCGCCATGTACTGCTCGAAGAAGTCTGGATCCTCTGCGAATTCTTCCGGGCTGATGCCGTTGCCATCCACCGCCGGGTTCACGTGGGTGCCATCGCCGTGGCAGCGAGAGCATATGGCCCAGCGAGCGTTGAGGTAGATGGTCTCTTCCCCGTCCTCGTACAGCGCAATCTTACGCATCCTCGTGTTTCTCCTTCTTATGATCTTCCCAGGCGTGGAATAGAATCTGAACAGTGGTGTCTAGGCTGGTTTGCGTGCGAATGTTGTGATGCCAGCCGCACTGTACGTGCTCCGTGAAGTTCTGCGTGGGATGATAGTGGTGGCTCCACATCTGGCACTTGATCTTGGACCAATCTGCCGTAAGGCTGAGACTGAAATCTCCGAAGTTGGTCATGCTACTTGTCCACATCTACGCCAACTCTGCCGCCAAGATTGACGGTCAGCTCGTTATCGGCTTCGGTAACGAGAATGGCCTCGGAGATGGCCAGCAAGGCGAAGACGGTGGCGACGGTGGGGTCGCCGCCCTTCTTGGTGGCGTCTTCTGCTTGCTGCTGGTATCGCTGAACTCTGTCGTATCTCATTGCGTGAACCTCCGTGGTTCGTGGTTAGGGTTGCAGCGGGTTGAACCGCACTATGGAGATGATGAGAATGACGATGGTGACGCAGATCAGCGCAAAGCCTGCGTACAGGCAGCCCATGGGCAGATCCCGAATCACTTCGTACTCTTCTTGCTGTTGTAGTGGTTCTTCCTCCAATGTGTTCCTTTCTTCTATGGGTCAGCGCAGGCTGTAGGCCAGCCCGGTGAAGATCCCTACTGCCGTGGCCTCGTACGGAGTGCCGCCGATGGTGCAGTCGCTCAGAGCGGTGAACACCGTGGCCAGCAGATTGCGCCGAAGAGCGTGGATCTCTTGGTGGATGCAGTACGCCTGGTACTCCTCCCACGGCGTGCCGTCTTCGCACCAGCCGCACAGGTAATCACCCGTGGCCCAGTTTCCGACGAACGTGCCGTGTTCGCAGTAGTTCCTCGAGTCGGCGTACTCCTCCGGTTCGGCGTTGCCTTGCCAATCAGCCATTGCTTATCTACTCCAATCTACTGTTCGGTACAGCGGAACTATGGCTCCTGTTACGTCCGGATGGGCTGCGGCCCAATCCTTGATCTCTGCCTTTCCGGCGAAGGGGCCGAAGTACAGGCTGGAAGATCCTGCGGCCCGATGGTGGACGATCATGTAGCCCGCAGGCGGATCCTCTTGCGTGGTCAACGTCCCTCCTTCTGTCGGTAAGCCCAGAACTCACATCCCTCGTTGTGAGTGAGCTGGGCGTGGTAGCCAGCGCCCTCTGGCGCCTTGATCCAGTAGGCGAAGCAGCTGGGGCAGGGTTCTCCCCGGCTGATGGCCTCCTCCGCTTCGAAGGCTTGCTTCTCATTCATGGGAACCTCCTTGGTTCTCTTCTTTGGGCCTGCCTGTTGGTAGGCTACTAGGTGGCGGGGCTTCTCACTCGTTCTTGTTGTCTATTCAAACAAGACGAGCAGATGGCTGGGATCGTTGCGGGTGTAGCCCATGGGGGCGCAGCATTCAAAGTCATCCTCCCACATCCCGATCACGGTGAACGGGCTGTCCAAGTTCCACGTGGGAGAATGGGTGGCTCTACGAATCTCTTCCTCTGCCGAGTTAGAGGCGGGGTCGAGGATCGTGTAAGGATTGGGCATCAGTGTGTAGATGTGATCTCCTTCTGTGTGGGTGTCGATCTGCTCCTTCATGTCCTGCCCGATGATCTGCCGGCAGTGGGCGAGGTACTGGTTCTCGGGCGTGGTCCGATCGAAAGAGCTTGGGTACCATTCCGATTGGAATTCGTCATCGTCCAGTTCTAACTTCATGCTTCGAATACACTCCTCCGTCAATCAGAACCCAATCACAACCTGGGCTCCCGTACTTGTGTTCTCGCCGGTTGGCTCGGCAATGCAGTTCTATGCACATCTCCTTCCGTCGCTTTAGGTCAGCTCTGTATCGGCGGTTCGCTCGCAGGCATCCGTTACAGCGGCAGCCCCAATTCTGATACGTGGAGTTGCTGATGGGTAGCGGTGTTCCGCCCTTCTTGGTTCTTGTTGTGTGGGGTGGCCCTATTCGCACAGGCATTCCTCCTTGATCAGGTTGTTGAGGTAGTCGTCGTACAGGTTCACGGATTCTTGGCCTTGTGAGCGCACCTCCCACTCTTCGTAGCAGTAGCCGCACATCGGATCAACAGTGGGAGGCTGATGCTCGTGACCGTTGAGATGGGCCACGAGTTCCTCGATCAGTTCCTCCTGTGTGGGCTCTTGGTACGGGGATTCGCCCTCTTGCGATCCGTGGATCGGACAGCGGAAGTTGATGGGCATGGTTCTCCTATTCCGTGTAGCTGGATCCGTAGTAGGGGTGGGGCACGAAGTCGTAGCCATCAGTATCGTGGTGCAGCTCGCCTCCTGGATTGTAGGCCTCGCTCAGGCGCAGGAACACCCGCCCTGGGCTCCCTTGGCCGTCCTTCAAGCCGTAGACAATCCCCTCTGCGAAGGCGATGACTTCCTGGCGGGCCTCTTCTGGGGTGAGAGGCTTGCCTTCGACGGGGTGGTCTGGTTCGAGCCATTCTCCCGGACCGTAGCGGGCGGGATCGGTCATGTAGATCGCCGAACCGTCCTCTGTGATGTACACCACTTCGGTGTAGTCAAGATCGGCGTGCTCCCGGTTGGGCTGCCGAACTGCCGTGAGATAGAACGTGTTGGGCTCGGGTGGGTTGGGGATCTGTGGCATTTCTGGAACTTGCATCTGGTACTAACCTCCTAGCTGCTGCTTGAGCTTCTTAGCTTCCTGTGGGCTGAGCACGCTACGGGTGAGCCGCCCGTGCGGGTGGATGAGCGTGCGGGTCTCCGTGGGCCACTTGACCTTCTTGTTCCGGTTGACGGGATGAAGCTCGCCATCCGAGCCCCAAGCGGAGCTGTAAATACGGGCGCTCGGGATGCGTGCACCCTTCTGGCGGTTGTTTCTCCTAGGCATTGATCCTCCTTGGATCTCTAGGTTGGAATTCACTTCTGGCTGAAGCGGTACTACGTAGGTAGTCTACCCGGCGGGTGGGGTTCGTGTTGGTTCTAAGGGGTGTGCTAAGGGAGTGTAGGGAGAAATATATGGAAGGGGTGGGACCGCCGCCGCCCCGCCCGTTCTGGGGGCACCCCCTCGCATTTAGCGGCGCAGCGAGATAGTACCACCCTCCCGCACAAATCAGACGGCCCGATCCCAGCCTTCCATACTGGCAACGAACCTTCACATACACAAGAACAATGAAGCTTCAGTAACACGAGAACAATAATGATTAATCAATATTAATTCTCGCATTACAGCTTCGCATACCAACACGAACGATCACATACACAGAGCCTTACCCTCATACATATACCCTTCTACATATAGGGCTCTACCCTTACCCCTCTACCCTCAGCCCTCTACCTATAGGCTCAGCCCTATAGCGAACGCTCTACTACTACGCTCTATAGGTACGCCTCTATACGTAGCCCTATATAGAACGCTCTATATACGAGCCCCTATATATGAGCCCCTATATACGAGCCCCCGTATATACGAACGTTCCTATTCAGACGGTCCGATCGCCCGCCCTTATATGAACGTTCCCTATTATAGAAGCCTCGGTATATACGAACCTTCCTTTATTCAGACGGCTTGATAGAACGTTCGCTGTACTGAACTGTAGGGAGGAACGTTCGGGGTACCAGGGTGGGGGTAAGGAAGGGTGGGGTATGGAAGGGTAGGGGTTCGGGGCTAGGTAATCAGACGGCGGGTTCTACCCCAGGGGTAAGAAGAAGGCCCCCACCCTGGCTGGGCAGGGGCCTACTTCTACGCTTGGCCTACTTCTTGGTGGCCTTGCGGCTGCGCTTCGCAGCCTTGGGCTCGCTGCCGAGAAGCAGCTTCACCAGCTGAGCCTTGGTCTGGCGGTTAG